TCTTGCTTGTTCTTTATTCATTTCGTTAATCTTTCTTTTCTACAATAAAATCAAAGTTTGTTTGCCAACTGTCGTTTAGTCTGTTGTATGTTTCCTTTCCGATCTTCCACGTGCGCGGGTCGCGTTTGGATTTTGTATGGCGGCACTGTATAATCACGTTGTCCATATCTTTGAACGCTGTGTTCCTTAGAGGATGATCGGTCGGTAGTTCATGTAGTTTCATATTCTGGTAGCTCTATCTCACCTAGCTCACGTTTGAGAAGAAGGTTTCTCAACGCCCGGACATTTCCAAAGGAGAATGTCTCGTCGCCGAAGTGTTCCCGTTCGCCTAGAGGTGTCCAGTTTTCCTCGGCGATGATAGCGCTGGCGACACATCTTATTTCCTGTACACCACGATCATACAACGATCGAGTCTTCAGACCTAGCTCATTGATTCGGAAGTATAGATCCTCACGGAAAGATCCTTCCTTCACCATCTTCAACAGATCTCGATTCGTTGCAAAAACGAAGCGACATTGAATAGGCACGGGATCAACGGCGCCGACGGGCAAGACTGTCTTGTCTTGCAAGACCCTTAATAACTTAGCCTGATGCGCCAGCGGCAACTCGCCTATCTCGTCGAGGAAAGCAGTGCCCTTGCCGACTGCTCTTAGGAAGCCAACGTCGCCTCTTGATTTGGCGCCGGTGAAAGCGCCGGGCATGTAGCCAAATAATTCTGACTGAAAGAGGGTGTCAGTCAAGCCAGCCATGTTCATAGCTTTGAGAGGCTTTCGTTTGTGCGCTAGGATCTTTGCAACTAACTCCTTACCTGTGCCGCTTGGTCCCTCAATAAGGACGTTGTATTTCTGCAAGCTCTCTTCGGCGTAGGTTATCGCCGCGGTGAGCATCCTCTTGGTGAGAGGATCTTGTGTGGCATAGCATGAAGCTATTGACTGAATGGAGTTTTCCTTCAGCGCATCGCCTGTGATCTTCAACACATCCTTGCGGATGTTATCGAGGAAGCTGTCGGCCGCGGCTGTGTTAAGGACGTTTGCGTGGATGTTCATTGTTTGATTTTCTTCTTAGCTTTAGGTTCGCGGATATAGATATGAATGCCTTCTTGTAGTAGATGATAGACTCTGATAAGTTGCATGTTAATTATAACTGCCGCTGGCCACGAGCGTTGACTCATGCGCGGTGGCATGAGGACGCTGCGTCGTTCCTCTGCAAGATAGACTAACTCTTCTAGTGTATTAACTCTTTGACCTTTCATTTCTTTTTCTTTCTCTTTGAATATATCGAAGGCCCGGGATCTCTTAGCTTATACTTCATGATAGCTTTGCGCGTAGAGGCCATCTCTTCACGCGTAAGATACTCTTCGTCGAGTGATCCTACTGAGTGCTTGGGTTTATACTGATCACCGCGTTGATGGAATTTGCTCATATTCTTTTAGCTTTCTTTTTAGTGTAATGATCTCCCTCTCCAAGACAGAGATCCTCGAAGCCATTTGATTCTTCAAATTAGTCAGATCAAAGATCATCCTGTCATAGTGTTCCTTGTGATAAGGCATCTTGTCGATGTTTGAGATAGTGCCCCGTGAGACTCCAAAGTACTCACCCGCTTGCACGCGTGTTAGATGCGGGTTAGCGTGGATGTACTCGCGGATGTGCATCTTCTCCTCGTAGGTGAGGAAGTAGTTCTTGCGTGTGATGTGTGTTGATTTACGTTGATGGTTCATTTTGTTTTTGTTTTTGTTTCTCTATCCTTTGTTCCCGCAACTCGATCACAGCTTCTGCCTGTTCGAATGCGATCTCTGCATTACGCTGTAAGGTTTCCTTGTTGTTTGGATTAGCCAACAGCCCAGTGAGAGCTTGGCCCACCAGATAGTCCAACAAATACATGCTGAGATATCCGGGATTCCGCACGCGGAAAGGATCTTTGTCGGACATTTTTGTTGCTTTGTTGGAGTGTTGTGGTATGATTTAGATATGGTTAAGTTAAGCTGTAGCTGTGACAGAGTCGTCGTCTTCCTCATCATCTTCCTCCTCAACCTCCACGACTCCGCTCGACTCGGAGGCGGTGAGATCTTCGGCGGTAAGTCTCACGACCGCCGCCTTATCCTTGAGTGCCTTCTCAAGTTCGCCCGCCAGATCGACGTTAGATGAGCCGATTGCGTCCACGGACTTAAGCTTACGAGCAAGCTTAGGAGCCATGTGATCACTTAGGATTGTGCCCTCAGGAACATAGATCTCTTGCAGTGTGTCGGTGAGGGTTGTGATGCGGACACAACGACCGAGAGCTTGAGCAAACTCCTCGGCCCAATAGGTCATCGTCGATGCGACTTTGCGTGGTCGTGTGTGCTGATAGCGATGATCCAGTGAGATACCGGTGCCGCCGCTTGAGAGTGTGTAGATACAGAACTCAGTCTCGCCATTGAGGAACGCTTGCACGTTCTCGTGTCGCTCCTTTTGATTCTGATTGTGGAGCTTCATCTCTCTGAGCTTTTCATTCCGTGCAGCAAAGGCATCCTTTGTCATCTCTCGGAAGATTCTCTCGCTTGTGTATTTGATGCCTTTGTGGAAGGCACGGAACTCCTCTTTGGTTATCCCAATGTCATCAGCCTTAGGCTTTCTTGCTTCTGTTGGGTTATCGAGAATCCACATGCCCATCTTCGCAGCGATCTCTGCCGCGCGTGTCTCGGGCAAGAGTTCCTCGGGCTTGATCTCTTTGTTGCCGCCCCAGATGAGGGAGATCTTTTGTTTCGTGAGACCTTTACTCTTAAAGTATTCACTATCACAGAGCTTCATGACTAGCTCCTTGAGAGTCTCGGTGAATCGGATAGCTATGACTGGCGCATAGCCTTGTTGATGGGCAGCGATCGCATCAGCGACCCATGTATCTACAGTAGCAAGCTCGGCCGCTCGGGCCATGACCATGAAGGCGACCATGACTTGACCTTGTGGATCTATTGAGCGACCAGTGCGCTCGATAGCCTCAAGATAATTCTTCATCGCATTCTTGAGCATGTTCTGATTCGCTGGATCAGTGATCTCAAAGAGCTTGACTTTGTTGAGGGCCTTCACCTTTTGAGGATCGCCCGGCGGCTTGACTAGTCTATCTCCCAGCGCCCCGGCCCAGCGTTCGAGTGCGGCTGCATTCGCCGAGCGGGGATCTGCTCCGAGGGTAAGAGTGCGTGCGAACTCTGGAAAGGTCTCTCTCGTGAGAGGTCTTGCTCCATACGGCAAGCGCATCGCAAGAGTCATGAACATCGTGTCCCACACCGTGACAGCGGGCGTCGCGGAAGTGAAGACCCATTTGATAGATGGGAATTGCAAGAAGGCTTCGAGATATTTGGTGCGCTTAGACTTCTCCTTCTTGATCTCCTGACACTCGTCGAGGATGATGAGCTTGGGCGCCGCTTGCTCTGGCAGGTTGAAGCGGATCACGTTTGTAGCTTGACCGAAGATCTCCGTGGTTTCGGACTTGAAGAAGTTCTTGTTCTTCGTGGAGAAGACTTCGTTGTATGACCACACATCCACGGCGAGACCCACGCTTTCGAGGCCTAGCTTTTTCAGTGTGTCTCGGAAGTCAAGGACGACAGACTTCTTGGTGATGATTAGGATAGGCGGAAACAAGCCGAGAAAGTTACAGAACTTTTGCGGGTCATGTTTCTGTAGCCACAGCGCAAGGCCCGCTGCGATCCAGCTCTTACCTTTGCCGGTGCCGAGTGGGACAAGTGCGCCGTTGAGGTTGTCTTTGTACAATACATCGAGCAAGGCCGCGATAGCTTTCTTCTGCTGCGGCTTGAAATCTAATCCACCCGGAAGCTTGATGTCGATTGTGGAATAGGTTCGCTTCTCCCTCAAGGCTGCTTCCTCAGCGAGGCGCAATGCTTCCTTCTGTTGACGCAAGGGCGCTTGATTAACCCAGCCCTGAAGGAAGCCTAGCAGCGTGGCGTAATCGAGCTTTACGGTTGGGATTGTCGTGAGATTTAATTCACGCTGCAAGAACTCCCACTCATAAGGCTCTTTGCGATACAGGTCAGTGAGCTTCTTCGCTTGCGCTCGCGCGGTGGTGAGAGCTGTCTGTTGAAGGCGATCTTCCTTGCTGGTGTAGGTAGGTTCAGAAGGCGGAGCTTTCTTTACTCCGGCTGGCGTAGAGAATATGTTCATAGTCTTATAGGTCCATCAACTTCGCGATCACTTCCTCAGCGTTCTTGAAACCGTAGGCTTGCGGCGTTCGAGAGATGAGAGAGATGTACTCGCCGAAGACGATACTCTCTGCGGTTGGTTTGTCAAGTTGTGAGAATGATCTGTTGATTGCATCTCTTTTGTTCAGCAAGGGCGTGAGTTTCTTTTGAAGAGAAATCATCTCGTCGTCAAGTCGTTGGCGCAGGAGGACGTTCTTCTTCGTGGCTGCGTCCATCTTCTTGCGAAGACGCGCTGCTTCCTTCTGACATTTCTTCTGTAGGTTTTTGTTCATCTTGTTGGTTATTTAAAGGACTAAGTTTTTCTAACAGACCGCGAGTGTCTACGATACGGAGGACTTCTTCGATGGGAAAGTAACAGTTGATATTGTTGAACGCGCCTTTGAGTGCGTCGTTGAGCTGGCGAGATTTATTAAGATAAACTTCCTCGCCCTGCGATGTGATCGCGGCGGCAACTTCAAATGCTTTTTGTTTGGTGAAGAGCTTCGCCTTCGACAAGGCATCTGCGATCATTTCGATCCGAAGCTCTTCCGCTTTTTTGTGGAGGAAGGATATGTCAGAGGCAAGGTGGTTTGCACGAAGTGTTCTTCGTCTTTCATCTGAAAGATTCCATTCTGTAGAGTCCCAGATGACTGAGTAGCTAAGACCATCTTCGTCGATTCTCTGTATATGGATATGTTCACCTGCGCAGTGAGCTTTAACCCAGTCCGCTGTTTCATTTGTAGCAACAATCGCATGGGCAAGATTATTTCCTGCAGTTCTGCGGATGAAGTGGCCTCGCTCTGTATCGACATGACAAGAGCAGGCTGGAAAGAGCAATCCCCAGAGGGATTCGCTTGTGATTTGGTTTTCTTTTTGGTCGTTTTCATTTTGAGGAAGCATAGACTTTACGGAGATGCGAGGGTTGAATGCCTAGTTCGGCTCTGTATTTTGCGATTGTGCGGCGAGCGATTGTGTTCTTTAAGAGGACAACAATGTCTTCGTCGCTTAGAGGGCGAGATTTATCCTCGCGTGAGATGATCTCTGCGATCTGATTCTTTATTGAGAGGTTTGACTGCATAGTGTTTTCATTGTGGTTGATGATGGCTGAGGTGAAGAAAAATCTTAACTCATAAGTCCCATGAGGCGTGCTGATGTACTTGTTATGCACTGCCCTTGACACGGTGGTCTCATGGATCTCGCACACGGTGGCGATCTGTGCCATGATGAGAGGCTTGAGATCTTTGATATTACCGCTGCGGAAGAAGTCTGTTTGATAATCTACAATGGCCTTCGTGACACTGAAGAGCGTTGATTGGCGCTGAGTGATTGAACGAATCAGAAACTTACCTTGCTTCACGCGATCTCGAATGTATTCCCTATCCGCCGCGGAGAGCTTATCGAGATAGTTGAGATAAGTCTGATTGATCTTGTAGATCGGAAGACGCTCGGACGGGATCGTGATGTTGAGATCTTTGTCAAGAAAGATCTCTGCGTCTTTGGGTGTGTGCGTTGAAGAAGAAAACTCTGAAGCGGGATTGTAGTTTAGTTTGCTTAGTGTCTTGTAGAGATTCTCTATGGTTGTGAAGGTTTCGTTGTATTTTTTGCTTAGTAGAGGGATTTGTCTTCGAGTAAAGAGGTCTTCGTCTTGTTGGAGGATCTTGTAGGCTAGTGAGTTCTCATCTAGCTGCAAGCACAAGCAGTCTGCTAATCCCAAAGCGCCTAGTCCTTTGGGTTCGAGAGTTCTTATGAAGCGCAAGGCGTCACGCTGTGGTGTGCTTAGTGCATCAAGTTCGCCCGTGTAGAATCCCCGCTCGTCGAGCAGATGGATGATGCTTGTGTCATGTTGGGCTATTACCAATTCTCTCAGAAGATATTCTTCCAGTGTCTCATCTCTTGACGGGTTATTCTCAAGAGGATATTCCTCTCGGGCGGGCAGGCTGTAAGAACTAGTCCACTGCATGTCTTGTGGAAGTTCTGCTTTGTCGTTGCGAAAGAGGATTTCTTCTTCTGGCGTGTCTCTGTCAAGGAGTTCAACGCAAGGATTATCCTGCGTGAAAGACTCCATCAGGTTATGGAGTTCACAGAGAGGAGCCTGTAGTAAGGCAAGACTTTGCTGCAACTGCGGCGAGAGAATCAGACTTTGCGTCTGATTTATTGAAAGAGAAAACTTCATGTTGGCTAGTGGTGGTTGTTAGCCTATGCAAAGGAGCTTCTAGTGTGCCAAGTTTTGGCATCTGTTCGGTGCCAAAATGTGGAACACCTCAAAGAAAAAGCCTCTGTGAGATTGCTCCCACAGAGGCTTTGTGATTTAGTTGTATTGCAGATTACTTCGTGAGGAAGTAAAACTATTAGACCTTCGCCTTCTTGGCTTCGCGCTTGGCCTTCGCGGCGCTGAGCTCGTTGGCCTTGGCGAGAAGCTGAGCCAGCGAGGCGATGAGGTTGCTCTGCTTGGCGATCGCAGCGTCCTTGTCGCTCACGCCCAGCGAGCGAGCAGTGTCTTCGGTCCACTCGCCAGCCAGAGCGAACACGATCGAGCCGATCTCGGAGCGAATGCTCTCGATCTTCTTGAGGACAGACTTCTCAGTCTCACGATCGGCGCTGACACCGTAGATGAACGCGGCGAAGTAGTCCGGAGTGTTGCCCTTCGAGAGATAGGCTTCAGACGCGTCTTCGCTGATGTCCAGCAGGTGCTCCGCAACGAGATCGCTCAAGGCATTCGACACGCGCTTGGTCTCGGTCACAGAGCCATCTTCATTCTTGACCTTCGTGACGTGCTCGGTGGCAATCTCAGCGAGAGCTTCGCCGCGCTTGATGTAGTATTGCAGATCGCTCACAGCCAGAACGGGCTTCTGGAAGGAGACAGTGCGCTCTGCGCTCTTCGCAGTCTTACGGACGTGACGCTCGCTCGTGACGAACAGAGGATTGCCGTCGCTGTCAGATTGAAACACGCTACCAGCAAAGGAGGCGACGAGTTCGAGGTTCTTAGTGCTCATGATGTTTATGTTTTTATTTCTAACTTGTTGACTTGAGTTTGGGATGTTTGAGGTCGCGCGACCACTTACATTTCGCACGCCGTCAACGGGCGGCAAAGCGATAGAGCTTCTTGAATGCCAAGTTTTATCTTGGTGTAAAAAAGCTCCACAAAGAGAAGCCCTCCGTAAAGGGCTTGTGCTTTATGGAGAATTAGTTACCGCCGAGAATCTGACCGATCTCCTCTGCGGAGAGGTGGAAGTCGAGAAGCAGGATGCTTGAATATTTGACATGATTAACGTAGTCGTGTATGTTTTTACTTATACACACCGGCACAAGGCAATAGTGAAATGTGCCGTCGAGGCTTGGGATTATGACGATCATATCTTAAGCATCTTTGATGTTGATAACACAGGTTCCGGTTTGAAAACTTTTGCCGTTTGTACCTTTGGCGGAGCGGTGTGTCACGCGCTTATGCACCTTGAATGCGTCAGGATGCATTGGCTGCACTGAGCCGCCGGTCTTGTGACCAAAGTTCAATGCGCCTTTGTAGGTCCATTGAGGCGCGCATTTGATGCATCTGTCAAAGCCAAGAGCTTTGCGCTCTGTGTCAATGATTTGTAAGCAACGGAGACATCTATTGGTCATGGTGTTAAAAGAGTTCTTCCTTACCTAAGTCCCAGCCGCTTGTCTCGTCACAAGGTTCATCGTCGTATAAACCAAGCTCCGCGCGGAGATCCTCTAAAGTGGGATTTGTGTCTTGTGGCTCGGTTTGTTTATTTGGTTCTTTATGCATAAAAGAAAAAGCCCGTGAGTGTTAATCACGGGCTACTCAATCAAGGCAACGTGCTTCGCACGTTGGGTTTTGTTAATCAGCTTGCTCTACAACAAGCTCTTGTTGACAGTCAATGCACAGCTTGTGGTCGACTTGCGCCGGTGCATCACAATAAGCGCAATACAACTGACGGGAAACCCAATTCGCAAAGAATGGGCCTTCAAGCATAGCGAAGTATGCTTTGATATCTGCGACAGGCCAGCCGTCTGCGAGTTGCGACTTGGCGAGCTTTACAGCTTGTGACTTGCTCATATGTTTATGGTAGGAAGATTGCCTTAACGAAATAGTGCAATGCAGCAATTAATACAGGCACGAGAATCCAAGCAAGCAAGATATCTTGCTTTTCACCTCGAAGGAGTCGTTTGTGTTTATTGTTCATAACTTTAGATCCAATCAATCTTTGAGAGTTTAACTTGTTTACTACTAACGGCAAAAGTTCCCTTGCAACGCCAAGCGCGTGCTTTGTGACAAGATTGCTTGTCGTGCTTGGCTTGTCTCTTTGAGACATGGCGCAACGCGATCACGGCAAGCCGCTGCGCGGCTTGTGCTGAGAGGTAATGAGTTTGTGCTTGGACAGATTTATCCCAAGCGGCTGTCGGATTTGAACGCATAATGTCGAGACACAAGAGACGGGAAAACGGGCAGAGAAGAGAAGACAGAGAAAAGAGAAGACTGACAGGAGAGACTTGTGTCCCGACATTATGCGTCATCGTTGGGCAATTTCATCGCGCTCCGTTGGTGAAACGGGGTTGCAATTATCAATCCCAACGGGACGCTTGTGTGTCTAGTGTCGTGCCTAGACAATATCACACAAGAGCTTGCTTGTCGCTTTGGTTCGTGACGTAACGGCTCACGTCGAATAACCTAGGAAAGGCGATAGAGGGAAGCGGGCCGGTTTTGTTTGAAATTAAAGGGCCGGAAGTGAAAACACTTTCTGCGTATGCCTTCAAAGGGCCGGATCGGTAGTTTTAGCGTTGGCGACTCTAACGAAAAGAGTCACACTAAAACACCATTGCGCCAAGTTAGTTTCCACTACGCTAGGCTTGTGTTATGTTAAAGAGTGAGAAGCCCAAAGAGCAAACACACACAAAACACACACTTACCTAGACTGGCGACGATATGTTAAAAGAGGCAAGAAACAGAATTGAGCCTATTACAATACGCTATTGTATTACAATAGGCTCCGTTTCTGTCGCTTACTTCAAAGCGACAGCGTGCGCCATTGCCCATGCAGCAGATAACAGGGCCGCTTCGCGCTTGGGCGTGCTAAGGTGTTTCAGCACCTTAGCCAACGATGCCGAGCCAAAGTCTACACCACGGGCGGTTGCGTCCCCTTCGGCAGACTTAGTTCTGACAGAGCCAAAGGCAGACAAGACACGGTTGCGCTCGCCTTGCCAATAAAGGGCAGACTCGTTTTCCCCGATCAATTCCAAGAGGGACACGGCAGAGTCAAAGTGACTCTTCGCGCTTCCCGTGGAGATCACACGGAGATTCCGAATCGTTGCGCTAATATTTTCAGGCTTAGTTTCGTTTTTGGTTTCGTTGCTCATGATTTTATTTATTTATTATTTACTGACAAAAAGAAAATTACTCTAAAAGACTTTTAATAGTGTCACGAGTAATAGTGCCATAAACGGCAATAAAATCGGAATTGGGCTTTGCTGTTATGGTTGTATTGATACTTTCAACACAAGCAAAGATAGCACTAGCTTCTAAAGGGGACAGAATCCCGGCTTTGGCGGCTTTGGTAAGGGATTCTCTCAAACGGCTTTTCGCGTTCACGACGCCACTAAAGCAACCCCTATGCCAACGAAAAACGAGTCAAAACGGCACACTTTAACGCTAACGTCCCACTCCGTGACTCACCACTTTTTGCCCACTACGCTCAAAAAAAGCCTATTTATGAACAAAAAAAGCCTAAGTGGTCAAAAAACGCCAAAAAATGGCTCTTTTTGATCACTTTATCGTTAACGACGTTAGGTAAACCCATACTTAAGGACTTATTTATGAATAAGGCTCTTATTTAGGAATCTTTGTTGTACAATAAAATATGCTTATTCGACTTTTGGCTTAGGTCGTTTATTTTTTATTATTGTATTTATCATATTTTACCTTCCTACCTTCCAAAAATACGTTATTTGCATTAAAACAACCACAAGCCCAATTTACTAAAAGTCAAATAAGCATATTTTATTGTTTAACACAAGGATTTAACACTATCAAAACACTAACTTTACTGTTTAATAACGTTATCTAACACTAACTTTACTGTTTAACACTAACGTTATCACACTATTTATCACTAACGTTACTGTTTAACACTAACGCTAACGATAACGCACTACAGATCCCCGCCACAAAAGACCCGAACTTTTTTGCGAATGTCCGAACATGCATGCAAACAGATTTTATCAATTTTTTAACCCTAAAATGTGTATTGTTTTCTTGGTCCTTTCTATGCTTTGGTCGCTTTATATGAGCGATCTAATGATGAGAAACCAAATCCTCGGTCTGCGCCGGGCCGGGATGAGCGTAGAGGAAGTCTCGGCCGCGTTGGAGATCGACACGGCTGTCGTTCGTTTGGCTCTTGAGAGCGTTGGCGGTTCGTCCGTTCTTAGAAAAGAAGCCCTCAAGGAAGAAGACATCACAGATGATGTCTCCGAAGCCGAGGCCAAAGAGATGATGGGCATCATCAAGGACATAGCCCGTAATGAGGAAAGTGGCGTTTATGCCCGCCTGAACGCGGCTAAGTATGCCCACGGCGCCAAGCGCGGATATCATAAGCGACATCTTGATCTTAACGTCGGCTCGGGCGAGTTGTTGCTGAAAATAAACGAAGCCTACGCCTCAGCAGCCATGCGCGCCCGGGCCGCGTTAGGCGGTCAAAGTCTCACCGCAAAAGAGATCGTCGTTTCTGAAGCTCCTATTGAACAAGCTCCTACTCAATCCCCAACCGATCACGAATCCCCAACTCAATCACAGCCTGCGGCGCCCAAACCCCGGCCCTTTAAGTTATGATCAAATCCCCAATCTCGTCCGACACACTCAAGCTCGTTCAAGCCCGCAAAGCGCTAGAAGCGGAGAAAGCTGCCGAGAAAGCTCGCGCTAAGGAGGCTAAGAAGAAAGCCGTTGAGACTCCGCCTAAGGCGCCTGAAGCTGTTGTTGTAGAGCAAACGCCCACAGCCAACAAGCGCTACATCGCGCATCAGATTGACACCCCAGCGGATTTGCTCCTCGCGCACAGGCCCGACTTAAAGCTCTATAAGTGGCAAGCAGAAACCTTGTTTCAACTCGCAGGATACACCGACATCAATGATCTCGATCTGCCTAAAACTCGACCAACCGACAAGACGCCGCTATACTACAATCTTGTCGCGGCCAACGGAAGCGGAAAAGATCAGGTCGTTATTAGCGCCTTCGCTGTCTGGTTTTGCCTTTCCAAAGTCCGTTCTCGATGCGTCATTACGTCATCTTCGTACGAGCAGCTTAAAGATCAGACGTATAAGTACATAAAGAACATCTGTGAAGAGATCAATGTCTCGTATGGCCGCAAGGTCTTTGAGATCGTTGAGTTCTTGATCACTTGCAACGACACAGGCTCTGAGATCAAATGCTTTGTCACAGATGACCCCGGCAAAGCCGAAGGTCGTCACCCATTCGACGAGCCCGGCGCCGAGATGGCTGTCATCATCAACGAGGCAAAGTCGATCACGGACGAAATGTTCCAAGCCTTCTCGCGCTTCACAGGTTATAACTACTGGCTCGAAATCTCCTCGCCCGGAAAGAATAGCGGCCACTTTTTCAAACGCTGCACCCGCGCGAAGTATACATTCCCGGACAAACTCCACATTGGCGAATTCTACTGGCGTCGCGTTACCGCATTCGACTGTCCTCATCTTCTCGGCAAACACATCGAACACCTCAAAGACGAACACGGTGAACAATCCCTTATTTATCGAAGCCAAGTGTTGGCTGAGTTTACCTCACTCGACGAGGCTGCATTCATTCCATCAACCCTTTTTGAGAACTACCCAAATAATCCACCTCGTACGTTTGGATTGCCCAATCGAGCGGGCATCGACCTATCGCTCGGCGGCGACGAAACTGTGGCGTACTTCTTTGTCCATGGAAAACTCCACCTTCGAACAACAAAGATTCGCAACGAGGCAATTCTCCATAATCAGATCATCAGTTGGATTAAAGAGTTCAACATTACGCCCTCTGAAGTACGCATTGACGATGGCGGTCTGGGGCGACCCATCGTGCAGCGCGTGCAAAACGCTGGTTATGATGTCGTGCCGGTACGAAATGAAGCCCGATCAAGCAACCCGAATTTCTACAAAAACAGAGGCGTTGAGAACTGGAATCGTCTTAAGCGTGCTATTGAAGATCGTGCCTTTCCTACAGTCAACGACGATCTCACTCGCCAACAACTTTGCACGCGCGGCTTTTCGGTTAAGGGAATTGTTACATATTTAGAGCCTAAAGCAGAGATGCGCTCTCGTGGCCTGAGTTCGCCTGACCGAGCAGACGCGTTGGCGTTGTGTTTTGATGGCGTTCCTTTGGCAGTATTTAAGGAAGAAGTTCTGCACACAACAGAACCCGAAAGTCGTTTTGCAGAACTCTTAGAAAGGAACAAAAAAGGCGCGCTGACTTTTGATGAAAAGACAGAGCTGACAATCTTATGGGGTCAGATGACGCACAGACCGGCACAAGAAACGCTAAATTCGGCTGAGCCGCGTGAACAATTGCGCGGGCAATATCACAAATTCGTAACCTCTAAATAATTATGGACGGATCAATGGATTATATCGACGAGTTTTTCTCGTCCCTTAGCCCTGAAGAGTTGTCTTATGCTCATAAGAAACTCATGAAAGACGGCATGATGGGCGGCCCTAAAGTTGAGATCGAAATCGGTGAGGATCAAGAAGAGCCTAACGATTCCGACTCTGAAGAGTACACCAACGGCAAAGGCCCGAACAATGAAGCCAAAGGCGGCGATAGTAATGCTACCGTCCCTAAAGCTCTTTCAAAGCGCAAGACCATGCCGCCTAATGGCGACGTGCCTCTGAAGGAAGACGCCATGTTTGACGAAGAGGAATAATCTCATGAACGAAGAACCTGCAAACAATCAAGAAACATCCGCTATCTTAGCGCAAGCTGGGCAAAAGAACCTGTTGGACCTCAATACCGCCAACGGGTTAATTAGCCAATACATTTCGTCGCACGGTGCTGTAGAGGCGACCACGGTCACCAATCGGCGTCTGCGCTCGAATAAAGCTGACGTTGAACAGATGCGTTCGGCGGGTCTTCTTCAGGAGAATCAGACTTTTATTGGTGTTCGTCTTATCAACCAAAACATCAATCAAGCGTTGCCTCCGTTGCTTTCTTACCTAAAGCAATCCCCACGGATGGCGACGTTTGTCCCCGGCGACAACTCTTATCTCGATCAAGAGTTCACACGCGTGCTTCAATATCCCGGCTGGGAGATTCCTTACATTGAAGTGCTTGATGGCGCAGAGCTTAATGGCATCGGCTACATGATGGTCAAGGCCGACAACACCAAGCTCGGTGGCGTGTCGATGGAAACGATTCCCTTTAACGAGATCGTGTACGATCGTCGTTTGAAGTCTTTGCAAGATAGCCCTGCGGTCTTGATCAAGCACGTCATCACGGCCGTGAGCTTTTATCATTGGGACTCGTTTGAGAACTTTGATAAGAACAGTGATGCATACAACGCCATCACTAAGCGATTGCTGTCTGAGGAAGTTAACGTCATAGGCGACGACTTGGTGATCTATGAGACGTTCGTCAAAGTCAACGGCTTCGTCTATCGCGGCTGGTATTACAAAGACAGCAAGCAGTGGCTTAAGCAGCCTTTGCCGTTTAGCAATGGCATTGAGGAGTCTGTGCCTGAGGTCAACATCGACCCGATGGCAATGACGACCGAGCCGACTTACGTTAATAAGCCCGTTCATCTGACCTATTATCCGATCGCAGTCAAGCGCGCTGAGATCAAAGAAAACCGCAAGCACGATGAGGCTGAGGGCCGAGCGGTTGAAGATTATCATAAGCAAGAAGCCGCCACGACCTTGATGACTGCCGCAGTCAATGGCTGTACTCAAGCCGCGAATACGATGTGGTCGCCCGATGGCGCTAATCTCGACGGCATGGCGCCCGCGCAGTTGCAGTATAAGATTAAGAACAATGCGATCTGGAAGACTCCGATGCGAGCCTTCACTGCACCGTGGCCCGACCCGATGATCTTCAAAGGGATCGAAGCCATTACGCAGCAGAACGCGATGGAGAATAATCAGGTCGCGTGGGCTGTCAATAACCGCAAAGATTCTCGTAAGACTGCGACCGAGATTGAAGCTGCCCAGCAGCAGCAAGGTATGCTCACCGGCACGTCTGCGTTGGTGTTCAGCATCTTCCTGCGCGATGTGCTTACGATGACGTGGCCGATTGTGCAGAGTGAGGCAAAGAAAGGCTCGATCAAGTTTTTGATTGAGGTCTCTGATCCTGCCGAGAAAGAAGTAATCCTAAGCAAGCAGTACGAAGTAAAGCCCGCTGGCGACATTGACTTCGTCGAAAAGCAACAGCGCATTACAAACATCCAGCAAGATATGCCGATGTTCCAAGGTACGCCCATTGGCCAAGAGATGATGAAGGAATACGTGCGTCTTCGTTATCCCGAGAAGTATGATCAGTGGTCGAAGATTCTCAGCCAAGGCAACGACACGCAGCTTATTCAAGGTCTCGGTCAAGCTCTTCAGGCCGTCGTCACGGACGAAACCACGGGCCAGTTGAAGCCTGAGTTTGCCGCCGAGGCTCAATCCTTCCAGCAGCTTCAGCAAGCCGTGCAGCAGCGACTAGCTCAGCAACCTAATGCAACCCAGCAAGGCTAACTGGATTCTGTGGGCGAATAGCGCGGAGACTCTACATTTCCTCGCTTGGCTTTCGGAAGAACAAAACAAAAGGCTTAAAGCAGCAATGCACAAAGCCTGTTCTTCCATGCCCACGCAAGAAGATCTCCTTCGAGCAAAGACGTTCGAAGACATTAAACAACACATCGCAGAACTCACACAATAACTCCTATGGACTCCGCAGCATCCCCAACACCGGCGGCCTCGACGCCGTTCAACATCAACACTGGACCTTCCTCGGCGCCATTGCCTCCAGCGGCGCCAACGTCTTTGCCGAACGAAAACATCTCGTTTGACTTTGATGGCGAAGATTCTACGTCATTTGATGTCAACAAGCTTCTGCCTAAAGCGGAGGCGAAGCCCGCTGAGCAGCCCGTTGAGTCTCCTAAAGAAGAAACTCCAGCCGACGAAGCAGATCCATTCGATCTTCCCAAAGATGTCACTGAGGCAATCAAGTCGACGAAGACTAAGACTGAAGAAAAGTCTGAAGCGCTGCAAAAGACTGAGACTACGCAGACGCAAAATCAACAAGGCCGAGACTACAGCAACCTGCCCGATGAAGTCGTCTCCGTCCTGAAGAAGCTTCCCAATCAGACCTACAATGCCGTTCGCGATCAATTGCCGAAGTGGTATGAAGCCTTCAAAAAGCAAGCTGAAATTCCCAAGCATTACACTCAGCATCCGGAAGCTTACAAACTCGATACGGGTTACAATCAGATCCAAGCCGAACTCGAAACAGACCGCTTCGAAGTTGGCTCGCTAAAGAATGCTCTCGTGGCGCTCAAGCAGAATAAGCCCTTTGAGCTTCTCGAAGGTTATGATGCTGAAGGCAATCCTGTTTTCAAGACTGTTCAGCCCGGTCGTGGCGGACAACATGACCCCGCGCTGGAGCTTGAACTTACCGAAGCTTATCGTCGTGCTCAGTCAAACTACGAGAAGTCTTTCAACGGCTTCAAGACATTCCCCGATCGCTACAAGACCAAGCTCGCTGAAGAGCGTGAATTTATCAATAGCAGCTTCAAGAAGATCTTCAAGGACATTGATCCTGAGAAGCTCACGACCGAAGAGCAGTCTTATGCGCCTTTGTTGCAGAAGATCATCCCCGATAGCGTGACCGCAGAGGATGCGCGTAAGATCGCTCACTATGCTATGGTCGGCAATCTTCGCATGGCTAAAGCGTTCCAAGCCTATATCGCTCAGCAGAAGCAAAAGCCAGGCGTGATCCCGCCGCCAAGCGCTGGCCCAATGGGCAAATCCACAGGCGGCGATGACATTCCGCTTGGTGATAAGGAAATGTTCGGAGACGACTAAAAAGTATTTCCACAGAAGTCTGGCATATCGTTAGCAAAACATCGAATGTCAGACCGAAGCCTTTAACAGGCTTCCGCTAGAAGCTCTGCTATCTAAGCGGTTACGGCTAGGACAGACCTAACCATTAACCGTTTGTGATGTCAGGGCTTTTTTGTTGTCCTGACGGATCAAACATCAAACGAAAGTATAACAATGCCAGCTACATGGGACTTGCCGCGTTCAAGCGGACTTTGGAATCAGCAAGACATCGCTAACTACAACCGCCTTCCGATCTGGATGGCGATCCAGCAGACCAAGAAGATGCAGATGTGGTCGCGCTGGAAGGACATGTTTCCCAAGATCAAGTGGAAACAGAACATGGGTGACATCCTGCAGGGTGTGATCGCGGAGAACTCCCCGATCGTCAATCAGGTTCATCGCCCGAAGAACATCACCGAGTTGCCGCTCAAGACCGTGGCGAGCACTTGGGAGCGTACGAATCAGAGCCGCGTCAAGCGTCATAACTTCGAATCTCCGCAGTTCAACTTCCTGCCTTCGTTCCGCGATTTCCGCACGAAGCAGCTGAAGTTTGCCGCTGAGGATCTCTCGAAGCAGATCGCTGTCGGCTACGACTTCTTCACGCGCGACAACGTGTTCCAGAACTCGCCGTTCGTGTACATCGTTGGCAACACCACCGCTGGTGAGTTGCCTCTGGTGAACGCCCCGGCTGCTCTGCCGACCGACACCAGCGCGATCAAGGACACCGCTTGGGTTGCCGCCACGGCCGCCAAGATCGGTTCCGACGACAACGGTTTCCTTTCCTATCGGCAGATTCAGGCCGTTGCTTCCTACGCGAAGAACTACCTGATGATCCCGCCGATGGAAGGCATGCAGAGCGGCGCCCCGGCTGACAATGAAATGTCGAAGGGTAAGTACGTTCTGCTCGGCGGTTCTGAGATCTATGAAGGTCTGGCTTTCGACACCCACGTGTTGAACACCAAGCCGCTGGCGATGAACCTCCTGAATAGCTCCTTCCAAGGCGCTATCGGGCCGAACATTATCTTCCGCGAAGAGTTCTATCCGCTGCGCTTCGCTGAGGATGGAACGATGCCCGCGCCCGAGATCGAGCTGTTGCTGCCTGACAGTGGCTATTCGACCCCGAATGCCACTCGCCAGACCGTCATCAATCCTGCTTATGCGGCCGCTCCGATCGGCGTCGCGTTCCTCATTGGCTATAACGCCTATGAGCAGATCGACGTGGGTCCGCCGCCCAGCGAATTCACTGGCGCTTCGATCAACGGCAAGCGCTTCAACCAGCTCACTTGGAACGGCGAAGTTCGCCTGACCGACAACGTGCTGGTTAACTATGGTTCGAATAACCTCGACACCAACAAGTACGGTGAGTTCCTGCAGCTGATCGCCGACACTGTGCTCGGCATCATCGGCAACACCAACCGTAACGTCATCCCCATCATCTATCGCCGCCAGATCGCCCCGTCGCTCTTCGTCTGATAGATAGCTACCGCAACATCTAACATCAATAAAAATGAAGCAGTTCTTTAAGTACTTCGTTTCGTTCGTGGCGATGATCAGTCTGGTCTTCGCTGAAGTCGTCTCCGGTACGTTCACCAGCTCTATCGCTGTGCTGAGCACTTCCGGTGTGTCCATCAGCAACTTCCAGGTTACTGATACCAGCGGTTCTGCGAACACTGTCATTCTCTATGATAATGACTCTGCCAGCAGCACCAATCGTATCTATGCCGCGTACACTGGCGTTACTCAGTACACCACCAATGTCGTGATGTCCTTCACGAACTTCACTGGTGTGGTGCAGAGCTATACCAACACTGTGCTGGCTACTGTCAACACTACCATTCCGGCCGCGACCAATCAGGCGCGTCGCGTGTTTACGTTCACTGTGCCCGCTAACGGCACCGTGACTTTCACGCCGTCCACGCCTCAAGGCACGACCTATGGTCTACAGTTGAAGGCGGTTGGCGCTGGCGTGTATAACGCCAACATCCAAGCTCTTCCGTAATACAACCAGCCCACTCGAAAGAGTGGGTTGCTTTTTGTTCTTTACGGAGAATAAAGAGCAACCCAATCTATGATTGGCAACCTGACAGCTAAAATTCAAGGATATGTCTAATCTCTCAACATTGCCGAAAGGCGATTCCGCATGGCTTCTGAGGAAAGCCATTGAGCGGATCATTCAACAAGTCTCCGTTTTGGAGACTAACATCGGCTCGTCTACGACGGGCAATAGTGCAAATACGCAGATCATTTTTAATGACAATGGTACTTTGCGCGGCGACGCTGGTCTGACGTATAACAAGACTACGGATCTTCTTACTGTCGGAGCCGCCACCATCACCGGCGATCTGACGGTGGATACCAGCACCCTGAAGGTGGATTCGGCGAACAATCGGGTGGGTATTGGTACGGCGAGTCCGACTCAAGTGTTGACCGTTCGTGGCAATGTCCTGACCACGGCAGCCGCTGGAACTGACAGCTACGCCAATGTTTCAACCGATGGAGTACAAAACTCATATTTAGGATTCAACAACTCTGGTTCCACTAATGCTGCCGGAGCTTCAAACAACAATACATACATTGGAAACGGAAACAACTACGGGACGCAGATTGTTGGAAACTCTAACATACTAGCTTCATTTGGAACCACTGGCGTTTTCAACTGGTACGACGGCGCAGGCGGCACCCGAATGACCCTGAACTCCACCGGACTGGGAATCGGTGTTGGACCTTCTTATCCATTCCATTTGAGGAACTCCGCTTCTGCAATCGGAATGGTCCACAGCACTAATGCGAATGGTCCTTACGTCATATTCCAGAACTCGACCGCCAACTTTGGCGACATCGGTTCCGAGCTATCAATTACCGGCGGCGGTTCTGCTGGTAACATGACGATAAACAGCAGGTTTTCTAGCAATCTATGTTTCTCTGTGTCCGATACGGTTCGGATGCGCATCGACTCCTCCGGCAACGTCGGCATCGGGGTTACGCCGAGTGCGTGGGCGGCTGGATACACCGCTATTCAAAATAGGCAAACCGCATGGTGGTCTTCTGCTTCGAGGGATTTTCACATCGGAGCGAATGTCTATTACAACGGAACCAATGAAATCTACATTGGAACCGCACAGGCTTCAAAGTACACGCAGTATCAGGCAGCGCATTATTGGTACAACGCTTCCTCCGGCACCGCTGGCAACAACATCACCTTCACGCAGGCGATGACGCTGGATGCGAGTGGTAATTTGTTGGTGGGGACGACGAGCAATCCTAATTCCTCAAGAGCCGCTGTTAAAACTGCATCAGTCACTTCCGCTCTTTCTCTCAACAGCGTCACAGGAGACACTGCTCAAGAGTTGTTTGTTATCAATAAGTTTGATAGCAATAGCACGACTTCTCAGGTTTTTGCTCGTTTTACAAACAACAATGGCGCTGCTGGCTCTGGTCAAATAAATGGTAACGGAGCAAATGCGTGTGCATTCGGATCATTCTCCGATGCTCGCCTAAAGGAAAACATCGTCAGCCTTCCTTCTCAGTTGGCCAACATCCTGTCGCTGCGTCCTGTCGAGTTCGATTACAAGGACGGTTCCGGTCATCAGATCGGTTTCGTCGCTCAGGAGATTCAGGAAGTTTATGCAGACACCGTTGCCGAGCAGAACGGATTCCTGACTGTCACCGGATGGAGCAAGACTGAAGCTCGACTTGTGTCTGCCATCAAGGAACTTGCTGCCAAAGTTCAAGCTCTGGAAGCCAAACTCGCCTAATATCCCATGACCACCATCTCCATTGTCTGGATCATCGAACGCCTTCTCGTTAAGCCGACCGAAGGCTCCTACACCAACGTGGTTGTTACCGCTGATTGGCGGTGCAACAGCGTTGAGACTGTCGGCACCGGAGACGACGCGAAGACCTACTATGGCACCGCTTACGGATCGTGCAGCTTTGCGCCTCCTAGTGGTTCGTTCACTCCCTATCCTGACCTTCAGCCAGAGCAGGTGCTGGACTGGTGCTTCGCCAACGGAGTCGATCAAGCCGCCATCGAAGCCAACGTCACCGCGCAGATCGAGAACCAGATCAACCCGCCGGTGGTTGTGCTGCCGCTGCCGTGGGTGCCGCCGGTTCCGCCGCCTGAACCTACTGCATCTAAACTCCGTGACGAGCAAATCGTCGACCCCTTCAAACTTCCTACTAGCGACGTTCCGCCGAGCGTCGATGGTATGTCTACTAACATCCTCGGCTAAACATCAACACACATCCCCACATGATCAAACTCGAACTGACTCCCGAAGAAGCTAATGGCGTGCTGCAACTGATCGACATCGCAATCAAAGCTGGCGGTATCGCCAACGCCAAGGTTGGGCTGCCGATCTTTGAAAAGATTATGGCCGCTGCAAATGCGTCCGGTATTGCCCAGCCCGCCGCTGCTTCAGAGGAGAGGTAAAATAAAGGGCTAGGTGTCTATGGCATCTAGCCCTTTTTACTTTCTTCATGAATCAAACAAACACCACAGAAGCTTCAGTAGGCGCCACAGTCGGAATAATGGGCGCCGTGATAAATCATCTGAAACTTCTAGGCGAAATAGCCTCGCCTCTCGCAGCGATCTTCGCAGCTATCACGTCGGGCATAATCCTTTGGCGCGTTATCCGAAATGAAAAGCGTCATTGAATTCCTGGGAAACTTTTTCCAAAACAATGGGCATCTTCGTGGTGCCCTTTATTTTTCAATCGCGGCATTGACTCCAATGTCTGCGGCTTTTGTAGAGTGGGCGTCACAAGACGGGCCTAAGAATTGGTACGAAGTGATCGCACTTTTCTTAGGCTCAATCATCAGTGGCCTCACTGCAATCCGTGCGTATCTCGACACACATCTCAGTAAGGTAAAAAATACAAATGAAAAACAATAAGACTACGATCGCCGGTGTTGGATTGCTTCTCACCGGTCTCGGCGCAGGGATTAAGTTCTTCCTCGCCGGAGATATTCCTAACGCTGTGACTTCGATCGTTAGTGGCATCTCTGGTTTCTATCTTGGACTCAAGGCCGCCGATGCGCCTAAAGAAGAAAAGAAGTGAGCTTTCTTTCTGACTTGATTATGAAGCTTCTGCGATGGTTCTATGAACTGTCGCAGAAAGATTCTATTTCACAAGACGCTCAAAAAGATGAAAAACTTAGACAAGATCTTCGTGCTCGCATTGACGCTCATGAGCGCGAGTTGCTCATCGAGAGTGATCTACGTTCCAAACGGGCAGCCGGTGAGATTGGCCGAGCCGGTAAAAGCCCGAGTGTGGGTTTTAGATTCAAGCGGCCAGAAGGTAAAATCAAAGAATAGAATCACCGTCCCAGAAGGATGGTATGCTTTGCCAAAGGATTGATTATGGAATATCGAGGAGAAAAATTCTCTGGTTATAACAAACCTAAAAGCACGCCCGGTGGGCCGAAGAAGTCTGCCGTGTTGGCTAAGGAGGGTAAAGTAGTCAAGCTCGTTCGATTCGGCGATCCGAATATGCCTATTAAGAAACATATCCCAGCTAATCGCAAAAGCTTCCGCGCGCGACATAATTGTGATAATCCCGGCTCGAAGCTGAGTGCGAAGTATTGGAGCTGTCGGGCTTGGTAAAATAAGTCAAGAATGCCAAAGTGAAAGCTTTGGCATTTTTTACGCTCTCTCCCAGAGCATCCATGAGAATACACACAGGCTCTCTTAATCCAATCAATTCATTTGGTCGCGTAACATTTAGCCTTGCTGAATGCCTTAGGCGACTCGGACATAAACCAGATCTTACACAATCACGAGACGGACATTTCTTTGCGGCTATTGACGGCCCGTCGTCAAGTATCTCATCAGACTATCTGTTGACTTTTTGGGAAACTACAAAACTCCGCGCGCAAGATTGTGAATATCTTGCAAAACAACCCAATCGTAAGATTGTAGTAACGTGTAAATTCACGCAAGAAGTCTTTGAGCGTGCAGGATTTTCTGCGGCTATTATTCCATTAGCGTCTGAATATGAACCTCTGCCGCTTCCGTCGTTTGATGTATTCTCTTTCTATACAATCTATCAAGACATGCAATTTTGGCAGCGTAAACGTGCACAAGATATCATAGACGCGTTTACAAGAGCATTTCCTCACGAAGCCGACGTGCATTTAATCATGAAACAAGGGCCGGGCTGTAAGCAGTTGATCACATTTGACAGCCGCGTTAAAGTAATTCGAGAATATCAGACAAATGTGAATTATTTACATCGGCAAAATCATGTTTTTGTTTCCGCCTGTGGTGCTGAAGGTTGGGGCTATCCGCATCATGATGCAATCGCACATGGGCGTCCTGTGATCTGCCCCGCGATTGGAGGGCCGCTTGAGTTTCTTGATAGCACTTGTTCGTGGATGGTTCCCGCTCAGATGATTCCTTCGCCCGGAAACATTTATGACTACACAGGCGAGATAGGCAGGCTAAATGTTGACGATCTTGCATACGCTATGCGTTACGCTTATGATAATAAGCAAGAAGTCATGGAGAAAGCCACCGGGGCTTTTATAAAAGCGCGTAACTTCACACTCGATCAAATGACTGTGTCGGTTAAAAAAGCTTTCAATCTTTAATTTATGGCAAAAGCAAGAGACTACGGAGCTATCGCTGATGGCTCTACGAATTGTGCCCGAGCGATCAACCTCTGTCTCCAAGAGACTGGAGTTGTTGAGTTCGACGAAGGCACATACATCATCGGTGGCATTGGGATTAGTAATCCGCTCGATGCCTCGATCTATTGGGGATTTCCGGCGAATTATACCCGCGGGATCAAACTTATCGGCAAAGGCAAAGGCAAGACGATTCTTAAGTTCGCGGCCTCAACAGGCACTCATAGCGTGTTGCCTTATGGCTCTGCGATCTTTCTCGTTAACACCTATAGCTACATCGGCGACGACAATACGTTTGATGCCGGTGATTGCGTGATCTCTGGAATCACGTTTGACGGCAACTATGACGAGAACTTTGATCCCGTCAATCCGTTTTTCAAGACCGTTTCTGGCGTTCGTCTTGTTGGGACAAATAACCTGATCGAAGACTGCGAGTTCAAAGGCTTTGGAATTGGTGTTGCAAATCAAGAAGCGTTTGCGCTGCAGAGTTATCTCCCCTCGACGGCCGCTGATGGCGCGAAGGGCGTGACTGTACGCAACTGCTCCTTTAACACCCCGGGCGCAAATAGCCGTCCGTTGCCTCCCGGCTCGACCGCTGAAGCCGTGACGTGGGTTGCTTTTGGCGGTAATGGTGTAGCGGGTAAATACGCCACGGGCTGTGTGGTCGAAGGCTGCTCATTCACCAACATCACCTTCGGCGCAAATCAACGCTCGCCGCAGCACGGTATCACGCCCGCAGCTACTCGCGGTTGTATTATCCGCAATAACAGCTTCACAGCCTTCGCGGGTCAACACATCTACGTCGACAGCTACAAGAACTTTGAGCTTCGAATTGAGAAAAACAGCGCGACACTCTGTCCGCAGTTTATCTCTTTCGTCACGCAGAACTGGGTGCGTCTTACGGGCAATACAGCCTTCGCGCCCCTGATCTCGTCGCACGTCAACGTCACGATTCAGGAAAACACCGTGAGTCTCGCTGGGCCGAATAGTTTCTATTATGACTATAATCTGCCGCCTTATAACGCGACGTTCTTCCTGTATCAATACGATCGCGACGTCACGGCTCTCTATAATCCCGGCCTGATTCCGGGTTTTAAGAACATTAACATTCAGGGGAATACGATTAGTAACAGCGCCGGGAATGATATCGTGTTTAACAACGGCGGCTATTGGCCTCCTGCTGGAGCATTCCAAAACGGCGAACCGTTTGGCCCAGTGCCGAACATCACCGATGTAAGAGTTATCCAACTCCCAACGCCGCCCGCGGGACCGCGCGCTTGGGACTTTAAGCCCGTCACCCTTGAACCCGCAAAGAGTGCAAAGCCTGTCGTTTTGAACAGGCTCGTTTACAAAAGTCTTACGGTGGCTGGGTTTACGCAAAACCTAGAAGCTTGGGCTGGCGCGTCTCGCATCTTTGCGTTGCAGGATATCATCATCCCCAATCAAAACTTCTCTATCCGACTTGGGCAAAACATCAACGTCCCGACTTATGTCATGACGGTGAAGTGGGTTGCTCAGGGCGTTGTAAGGCGTTATAAACTTTGGTCAAACGGCTACGAGGTGCTGAGTTATCCGCTGTACAACGGCGAAATTATCCCCGGCGAAGGCGCGCAGTTTGAATATTGGACTACATCTTTCGCAACGAGGGCTTTCTCCGAAGCTTTTGACTTAGAAACCGACATCCTAGAAAAGCCAGACTCGTGCTGCGACGAGATTGGTACCGCGCTTGCGAACGGTATTTGTCAAATCGGAACCCTGCCGAATCCTTATCCGACAGTATATCCGGTTGAAAACTTCTACATTTGCGCTGCGGATTAAGAAAAATCCCAATCAACCCTAAGGGTTATCTCTTGTTTAAGAGATAGCCCTTTTTTACTTTATGGCTCTAAACACTAACCCTTTTGTCGAAGGCATCGACCCGACGAGCACGTTCGGTGGATACGCCAGCGTGCTGTTGCAACTTATCCGACAGGCCATTCCGTCGTCGACGTACGGCATGATTCTGTTTGACACCACGCCGCCCGATGTGACGGGTTCGAATGCGTGGCGTAAGACTTGTCTCTGGATCAGTTTGGCCAATCCCGCTGAGCCAGCTCTTTATGTCTACAAGACTTCGTCGCCGGGATGGGTCAACATAAACGACATCATCAGTCCGAACTCGATCACGACGGCGATGATTCAGAATAACGCCGTGACGCTGGCTAAATTGTCTGTCGCTGGCGGCGCTGCGAATCAACTCATTCGCGTTAATGGTGGCGTGACTGCGTTTGAATTTGTTTCTCTCGCTTCTCTCGTTACGACGGGATCTATTCCCGTCGGCTCGCTGATCACGACTGGAATTCCCGGCGGCCAATTCCGCCTCGCGGGAACTTATGGTCCGGGCGTGGCGAATTGGTACACGGCTGAGAATGTCATTGATAATCTGCCAACTGGTTATATTGCTGCAGATCTTATCGCACCGGCGCCCGGATCTACTTCAAGGAGTAAGTTTATCACGTCGCGCACGGCAGACACTTTCGGAACTTGGCGTTTTCTTGAGCCGAATACAGACATTATTGATAATTCTCTTAGCGGCGCTAAGTTGGCTCCCGGCACAGTCGATCTTGCTAAGATTACTGTTCCCGGTGGAACTGCTGAAGGCGACTATGTAGGAATTCTTGGCGGTGTTTTAGACTTTATTCCGCGCAAATTAGAGACGTTTAAGTATACAAATCAAGTTGCTTTGCCCGCTGCAGGTGTTGACGTTGACGTGATCACTTATGCTGCGACGGGCGGCAAAGCTGATATTTATCAGTTTACGTTTGTTTGCGTGGGCGCAGAACATGGATATGCTGTCGGTGACGAAGTGCCTATCGCAAGCTGGGGTAACGATGACGCGTCGAATGAAGCTGGTCCGCTTGTTTGGTTTGATGCCTCGACAAGCAAAGTTATTCACACTGGTCCAGTAAACTATCAGCTTCAGCAGATCAATGGTGGCCGTACGGCTATTAACACGCCCACGCGAGGTAACTGGAACCTTAAAGTGACGGCTATCCGATTCGCCTAAAATGAACTCCCTCATCCAACAAGTTTCCGAGACGATTGGAGTTCTTCCAGACTCTCGTGATAAAGAAGCTCAAGTTCTTGCGTGGCTGAACCGCGCGGCCGTGATGATCTATGATCAGTATGATCTTCCCGGCTCTGTGTTTGAGCAGTTCTTCTGCGTCGACAACAATCAACACGTCATCACGTTTCCGTGGTATGTTGGTTCTATTCGAGGCGTTCGCTGGCACGATTCGTCGCGCCTCGTTACCACGCGAGACATGAGGCCGCGCTATCACGCTGTGCCTTGGACGCAGCCTTATTTGCAATGGCGACAGATTGCGCCCACGCCGCTGCATACGCCTTTGGTCAATAGCGGCTTGTTGACCTTTCAGCTCACGCTGCCTGAGGCTGAGCCGTTTGACATTATCATCAACGGCCAAACTCCTCAGGCTGCGAATGTCACTGAGATCATCTCGTTCACGCCCGGCGACTTGATTAAGACTTCGGTGAACATGTTCGAGCCTGAGAGTCCTTTTGGCGTTAAGTCGCTCAAGAAGACTATCTTCACAAAGAGCGACGTGGTTGTGCGTCAAGGCACTACTCAGGCGGAGATTGGGCGCATTCCCAATAATCAACTCTACGCCTCAAACATCCGCTTGCAGATCCTTGATTGGAATGCAAGCACGCCTTTTATCCTCGGTGAGGATTGCGTTGAGGTGTTGTACAAACAACGCTTCTCTCCGTTCGTAAACATCGACTCAATTTGGACCGATGAACGTCTCGTTCAAGGTCTTGTCTACGGCGTCAAGTACATCTTCGCGATGGAGAAAGAGAAGATGGACGTAGCATCTGTCAACAAAGACATGATGGAACAGATCTGCCGTGGCGTGTGTGAGAACATGGAAAGCGGCCAAGAGTTAATGGTCCAGACTGAACGCCACGCGTCGCAAGATGCCGCAATCATGTTCCCAGTCTGGCCTTTGGTTCAGGGAGGAGTGCGTAATTTATGGTAATCTCTAGGACAAATTGGCTTGGCGGCATCAATCAGCTCTCGGACATTACGAAGCTGGGCGAGAACGAGTATTGGATTCTTATCAATGCTCGCGTGCGCAAGAATGTCGTTGAGGCCGTGCAGCTTCCTCTGAACGTCTCGGCGGATTTGCCCGTCGGCCAGACCTTTCAAGACATCACAGCCGCCGGGGATCTTCTGATCGCGTTCGTGGGCGGCAAAGCCTACTATAAAACGACGAGCGGTAATTGGGTTCTTATTGCAACTTTCGCAATGAACTCAGTGCAGCCTCGCGTTTACACTGCGCTTGTGCCCGCGTCGACGATTCGAGCCGTCCGTGGCGCTACGTCATCGACCGGCACACTCACGCTCGGTGGCCCTGTCGGAGCGTCGCCCAGTGCGCTTGTTGTGATGGATGGTGTCGTGCAGCCTTGGATTATTCTGCCTGATGGTTCTGCTCGTGTGACACAGACCTATGCGCAGTGGCTCTCAAACGATCCTGAATATGTTCCCATCGCCAATTATCCTGTTTTCTACAACGGTGTTTTGTATGCGGTGGCGGCGGAATCTTCTACGTCGCAAAGGAGGAATCAAATCGTGCGCTCAGTTACTGGAGCGCCTTTGAACTTTGTGATCGCAGTCACGCCTTCTGGGGATAAAACCTCTACGAACGAATCCGAGGGCGGAGCGTTGGCGATGGCTACGAATGTTGACTATAACAACATCACCGCGCTCTCGACGCTTAATTCTATCGACGGCGGTTTCTTCGTTGGTACACAGAACTCCGGCTATCTTGTTTATCCGGACAACAACAATCTGATCTATGCGGAGCCTACTTTCCGCAATCAGGTTATCTCTTCGATTGGGCCGCTAAATCCCGATTCTGTTGTGGACGTGCTTGGGGATGTGGCATTTGTTCATGACACCGGAATCAGGAGCTTCAACGGGATCATGCAGTTCCGATATGAGGGTCGGAATGCACCCTTTAGCGGCCCAATCAACTCCTTAATCGACGGCATCACGCAGACTTCTGCGGCCACAGGCACGCACGATAACTATGCGTTGTTCGCCGTCACGACGATCTATGGCAATGGCGTGTTGTGGTTTGACATGCTGTTGAATAAGTTCGTCGCGCTCGATATTTATCCCGGCGTCGGAAACATTCTTAAGTTCGCTTCGACCCTCGACGGAGGCAAGCGATATACTTATTTCATGACGGCGACCGGGATTTACCGCTTGTTTGGATCTTCTGAGCGGGCTACTGTCACACTCTATGGATCAGAGGTTGCGCCGTCGGATGACTATAAGAGTGTGCGTCTGCAGACTCTCCGCGCGGGCTTTAACAACATCGTCGAAGGCGGTATTGTAGAGGCGTCACTGTTCGTTAATGGGCAGTATGTAAATCGCAAGGTTGTGCAGATGACGCCGCTGCCTTATAACGCTGCGAACAGCTCAAGCATTCCTTATAACGGCGGCTTGACTGAGGGCGTGTTCAACACCGCCGAGTTTAACTTCATGGATGTGTGCCCTGAGGGCGATCGTGTGGGCGTGATGATGCGCTTTGACACTGATGGCGCATTGGTCTCCGTGTCAGGTGACGTGCAGGAAAGCACTGTGTGGCCGAAGGTTAATGCGCTCGGGGCGGTTGTCTCGACTGAGTACGAGACTTTCGCGATCATTGGCAACGATGGCATTCCTGATATCGTCGGCGGCGTTGTCTCGCCGATCTTTACCGCTGAAGAAGTCTCGCGGCGCAAGTCTCTCAATAACGCAATCAAGCGCATCACAGGCCTGACGAACGTCATCGGCACTGGCAATCACAACTATGGTTTGCCTTACGCGGGCTTTGGCCCCGGCACAGTTGGCGCACTCGATCAAACGATCAAGCCTTTCTGGGATTCGATCAAGTCTAAGTTGCTTTTTGTCCCGGGCACGCAGGATAACGATTCCGCCGCAGCTAGTCCGTTGTTTGATTATCAACAACATCTGCGTTACTTCCAGCACACGACTGAGCACGTTGACATTTTCTTAATCAACACGGGCTTTGATACTGGATTCTTCCAGACCGAAATTGACAACGCCTTCACGCCGCCTCAGACTATCGCAGACAGCGTACAGTTTCAATGGCTGCGTCAGGCTCTGGCGAATAGCACCAAGAAACACAAATGGGTCGTAGTGCATCAGCCTCCGTTCACGAGCGGCAATGATTACTATAGCTCAATCAACGCGAATGGCAACCTTGCTTTTATCCAAGCTGTGCCCTTTAAGAACTGGGGCGCAACTGTGTTGTTGGCTGGAACTAGCGCTCTTGTTGAAAGGCTTGACTGGAATGGGCTACCCGTTATTATCAGCGGCGCTGGCGGCAAGGCTCTTACTACCGTGCACAATCCGCCTATCGCGCAATCGCGCTTTGCGGCCGCCGAAGGAGCTTACTGGGAAGCTATCGTGAGCAAGCTCTCTGTTGAGTTTGTTTGTAAAACTGCAACTGGCTCAATTCTGGATAGGTATTTTCAACCAGTATGAGTTGTCATATCAACGCCGTGAAGCTTTTCGAATGGATCTTAGCGCATCCCGGGCGCGAGAGTTGTTTCGGAAAAGCTTCCGACGTTGATATCGTCATGCACTGTGATCGAATTCTCAAGGGCGAAGGCAGTGAGTTATTCGTACTTGAGAAAGAGAACGAAACCCCTTTAATCGTACTATGGTGCGAGCTTGATAGTGAGCGTAAGAACATACATATTCTGAATATTCTTGGCGACCGCGGCTGCTTGTTTCAAGCTGTAGGCGCATGGAGTGCGCTTTATCCCGGCTGGACTGTGAGCGGTGCGCGGCGCAAGAGTAAGAAGAATGTGCAGTATAGAATTTCAGACTTCGTAAAACAATGAACACATTTGAGTTTAATCTCTCTAAAGTTCTCGGCCACTCGTTGGTCTGGGAATCTTCTCGTCTTGAAGTTGACAATGGTATTCCTCTGGGATATTATCGTAACGGTGGCGCGCCAGCCCCGACGACTCAAGAATCTATGGCGGAAGTCATGAAGGCTTATCGGGAAAACATTATCCCGATGATCCAACAGCAAGTTGCGGCTGCTCGGCAATATGAGCCTGAGATGCAGAAGCTGCGCGAGGAGATCTCGCCGCGCGAACAAGCTCTAAACAAGAGGCTCTATGAAGAGTTTGGGCCTGAGTTTGCGCGCATTGGATCTCAGATTGCGCGTCAGAATGCCGAGGCTCAGGCCGCCACGGATCTTGGTGTCGTGAGTGGCACCGGTCGTGACCTCGTTCGTGAGGCCATGCGCACGCAGAAAGAAGCTGATCCTGAAGCTTATCGTGCGCGTGAGTTGGCTCTGCAGAATCTTGAACAGCTTCAGGGATCTTTGACTGATCCTAACGCTGGACTTAGCGGTGCTGAACGCGCTGAGATTGATCGCTCGATGGCGCGTGAGAACTTTGCGCGTGGCACTGGAGCGACTCCCACGGCGACTTCGACTGTGGCGAATGCTATGGCTTTTGGTCAAGCGGGTGAGGCTCGTAAGGCTCAGCGTCAGAGTGCTATTGCTAACGCCGCCCAACTTGCCGCTGGGGCTGTTCAGCCTTTGTCTTCTAGGATTGATACCTTCCAGCTTACGACTGGTCGCCCGTCGGTTAATCAAGGCGAGGCTCGCACTGGCGGCGCTCGTGAGGTTGGACAGGAATCGAATGCGATGGGCATGAATCTGTTCGGCAATGCGAGTCAAATGCGTCAGCAAGAGAATCAGATCAATGCGTCTCGTAAGGACGCGCTCGATGCGCTTACGCAGGGCGTTAGTGCGGCTGGCGGCATCTCTAAGATGGCTTGCTGCTGGACTTTCGCTGAGGCTTATTACGGCTGGGCTAACATTCCCGACGAGGTTCGCGTGCTGCGTGATCTTGAATACTCGCTGCAGAAGCGCGAAGGCTATCGCCGCATGAGCCGCTTCCTTGTGCCGCTGATGAAGAAGTCTTCGATCGCGCGCAGCTTGGTTAACACCTTCCTTATCAAGCCCGTCACTAGCTATGCAAATTATTATGTGCATGGCAAAGGAATGGGCTGGGTGTTTGCGCCCGTGACCAATCTTTACTTTGCCGTCTGGGAAGACATGGGCGCTCGCGCCGGTGTTCCTAACGACGTAATGAATCTGCGGCTCGCTGCAGGTGTCTGGAACTCTGGACTCTATCCTCTCTGATTTATGGCTAAAGACTACACTCGACCAATTTATCGTCGGCCTTTGTCGCTTGTGCGTGACCTTGTTCCTTCTAAGAAGGATTCAAAGGACGGCGACAACGCTCCGATGCGCACTAAGGATCAACCCGCTATCACCGCGCAGGGTCGCTCGCCGCGTTATGACGCTGGCTCGATCATGGGTGTGATTAGTTCTCTCCGCTCGCCGGGTGAGGCTAATACGGCTTATGATCCCTCAAAGCCCATTGGCGGCGAGAATGTGCCTTATAAGCCCACGACGGGAATTAGCGGTGCGCTCAGTCGTTTTTTTGGCAATCAGGCCAATGAGATGAATGTTGCTGCGCAGGAACAACAGGCCGCTGAGAAGCTTGCTGAAGATAAGGCTGAAAAGGAACGTACTGCAAAGATCGCAGACTATCGTGCTCAACGATTGATCGACAAAGAAATCGACGATGCGCGGGATGATAAGCGTAATGCGCAAGCTATCGCGATGTTCGACAAGTCGAAGGCTGCTCAGCTTGAAGTGCTTAAGTTGCAGAATGACTACGCGAAAGCAAACACTGCTGAAGAACAGCAGAATATTCTTGCGCGCATGGGCGTGGCGCATAATAATGCGATGGCTTTGCAGGATAAAGCTCTGGCTGCTTCGGAAAGGAATCTTGGTTTGCAGCAGAACTTTCAAACTAGACTTGCTAACTTCAATGCGCAGCTGCAGGGTTGGCAGGATGCTAACAAGATCACAAACATGGGTGACGGTTTCTTCGCTCGTGGTGGAGAAGTCTATGGTCTGAACAAGGGCACGCCTGATATTGGAACCATCAAAGGAACTCCGCCGGGAGTTACGCCGCCGTTGATGGGGCCGCGTGCTCAAGGTGCGCAGGTTCCTCAGATGGACGTTGGCGGCACGTCTCCTTCGATGGGCGCTGTAACTCCTACGCGTTCTGCTGCTGCTCGACCTGCTTTTGAGCGTGGATCTTTGTTTGATGTTCTCAGCGGCAATGCACCTGAAGAGGCTCCTGTGGCTGATGAGACTCCTTCGGCGCAGCCTTCGCCGTTTGTTACTAAGCCTGAGGGCGAACCTGAAGAAGAACCTTTGCCCGCGAATACTCCGCGCTTTGGTCCGTTCTTGATGGAAGAGTACAACAAGCGCGCAAAAGAATTGGCCAAAGGCGGAAGCGCTCGCCCTAACGCTACTGACCCGCTGATGCTGCCTATGTATGAAAATATCGCTAATGCTCTGGGCGTTGGCTCAGAAGGTGTTGGCGCGTCTCGTCAGGTGCGTCGTCCTGCGTCTGCCGTGATTGAGCGTGATCTTGGTTCTTACTTACCTAAGTTTGGTAAGCTTCCCCAAGAAGAACAAAACGCTGCTGTAATTGATGCATTGAATAAGTCTATGAAACAGCCTCGTTATCGCACTTTTCCGAACTACGAGTATAACTATAACGCGCAATAAGTATGACACAAAATCAACTCGAATGGATGCAGCAAAGTGGGCTTGATCCCGCTGAGTATGACATGACGCCTGATGGGCGCGTTGTTCGGCGGCAAGCTGCTGTTGCTCAGGCTCCTCAAAAAGAAGTAATGTCTCCTCTGCGTGCAGCGGGGACTTCTTTCTTGGGTAATTTGTTGCCTAGCGCGGCGGGTCTTGGTGGCGCTAAGCTAGGCATGATGGCTGGCGCACCGTTTGGTCCTGTTGGCGTTGGCCTTGGTGCAATCGGCGGTGGCCTTGGTGTAGGTTATCTTGCAAACAAAGGTCAAGAAGCCGTGCTTGAGCAGGTTGCTCCTTCTGCGCTTGAGGAGATGCAGCGTGCTCAGACTGATCAACCCGTCGCATCTTACCTCGGTGGCTTTGCTCCGAATGCTCTGGCGTTCAGGCCGTCTGTGCAAGGCATGAGCGGCTTGCTGCGGCCTACTGTGCGCGGTGAGGAGACTCTGCGCGCTGCATTGAGCAATCCTAACTTCATTGCGCCAGCGGCTAACGTCGCTGCGAATGTCGGCGCTTCAACGGCAGGTCAGCTTATCAATGTCGCAGAGGGTGGCGAGTTCTCTGCGCCCCGGTTTGCTGCTGACGTTGCGCTTGGTACGTTGTTTAATCGTCCGACTGCTTTGGGTAGAGCTATCGGGTTTCATGATCTTCCCCAGACTCGGCCGGTCGAGAGTCCTGAGTTGGCTCCTGCGCGTGAACGGGCTGAGTTCATGGCTTATCCGCCGCGTGAGTTCGTTACGCCGCGAGCTGAGCGCGGGGCTGAAGATATCAAAACGCCGGGCGTTAACATCGGGCTTGAAGCTCCAGAGCAATACTTCACCGCCGAAGGCAAACGGATGACGGAAAAGGCTATGGCGAAAGACTACACCAACTGGTGGAAGTCTGAGACCGAGCCGACGACGGAGTTGCTAAAGGGCGCGGCTGAGGAAGTTAAGTCGCAGATTCCTAAGGAACGTCTTAAAGAACTCTCTCAAGATCCTGAGGTCGGAGAGGTCTTGCGTGATCCGTCGAAGATGGAAGCCTTCATCGCTAAGCAGGCTGACCAGACTCTTGAAGATGTGTTTCAGATGATGGAGCGGCGCAAGGCAGATGAGGTCGCAAAAACTGAAGCAGCTGCAAAAGCTGAGCAAATGCAGGCCGAGAAGAATCGTATTGAGGCCGAACAAAATGCTGCGGAGATTAAAAAACTGCAAGATCTTGAGGCTGCGCAGGCTTTGACGGATGAAGCTGCTGAGCGTTTGCAGGTTTTGCAATCACGACGCGCTGAGTTGTTGTATCTTAATCGAGGAGAGCGTCCTAATATTCGACAGAATATTCGTGAACAAAGTGATCCTGCTATTGCACAAGCCAAGCAAGAACTTGCTGACGCTCGTAGCATAGCTGAAGATGTTTGGGCGCGCTTGCAACGTAAAGCAGAAGGCGGCGAAAACAGAATCACCCAACAAGATATCGACTTTGCGGCCGAGATGGCTGCTCGTCGTGGCTTGAAGATCGAGCTTGATCGGGCGTTTGCAGGGGATCAAGAAGTTCGCGGAATGTACTTTGTCGATCCTAAGACCGGCGAGCGAATCATTCGCGTAAATCCGCTCATGGCCACGCCTGACACGGCGATTCATGAGATCGGTCACGATATCTTTACGGGCGTGACCAATAAGGGAATGCGCCGGTCGCTGTTGGACACCGCGCTTGATAGTCCAGCTTATAAAGCAGAGCTTGCTGCGCGTGAGGCTGAGGTTAAGGCTGGGCGCTTGACACCTGAGGCTGCGCGGGATATTGCGCTCGAAGAAGGCTTGATTCAGGCCTTTGGAGAGAAGATGCCGGGCATCAATCGAGGCGAGTTGCGCTCTTGGTTTAAGGCTTTCAAGGCTTCGATTAAGCAATTGGCTACGGGCAAACTCTCGCCTGAGGATGCGCTGGCGTGGATGCACTATGCATCGACCGAGGCTGTGCCTTGGAAGGGTGTTGCTGTTGGGAAGACGGGAGAAGAGAGATTCTCTCGGGCCAAGGAAGCTAGTCGTCGTCTGATGGCGGATGATATTGACTGGGATAGCATTAACAAACTTAATAGGACTCGTGAACTTAACCTAGAGGATCTTATAAGCGGAGTAATGCCCGAGCTTAAGGTGTATCAAGAGAAGCCTAACGTGTTTCGTGAAGATGTTGTGATCTCTCGCGAACCCAGTTTGCTTTCCAACGAAGGTTCTTGGGGTCGTGCATATACCACCGGCGCGCGTAATGAAGGACACGTTATGATTGATAGTGCTCTTTGGGATGCCGCTGTCGCCAATGAGCCGGGCATGCGTGATCGTTTTGTCAATGTTCTTAAGCATGAGCTTGGGCATATTGATGATGCGCCGAATATTGGTGAGCATGGTGCGGCGCGAGATGAGCGTGTGGCCGATCAGTTTGCGGCTCGCTATCAACGCGCCCAGCAGGAGACTCCTGAGTTTAAGAATTGGTTTGGTGAGAGTCAGGTCGTTGATGAACAGGGTAAACCTTTGGTGGTTTATCATGGGACTCGCAGCTTTGAAGACTTTAGCACATTCCGCACGGAGACTGGGCATAATTATGGACCGGGTGCTTATTTCACTCCAGAGCCTATTCGAGCAAGCGGTTATGCTGGTGAGGCTGAAGGTGCTAGAGTTTATCCAGCTTACCTCAAGCTTGAGAATCCTTACGTCGTGCAGTCTGATGCGAGTGTTCAAGACCTAGGTTATAAGATTCGACAAGATCCTGCTAATGATGCGTTGATTAAGCGTGTGCTTGCGCCATATGGAAGCAGCGATCCGCGTATTCTTGGTAATGCTGAGATCGGAAATGCTTGGTTACGCGAGCAAGGCTACGATGGCATTATCAAACAACGCAATCGCTACACCAAAGACGGTTTTGTTCCTGAGATCGTAGAGGTTGTCGCATTCAACCCCGAACAAGTCAAATCCGCTACAGCTAACCGCGGAACTTTCTCTCCGGAGAGTAAGGATATTCGCTACCAACGAGGCCTTCTCTCCAAGATCCAAACCCCATCCGAACTAGACTATCTAGTCTCCAAGGGCGGCCCGTTCGCTGAGGTCGGCACAACGATCAAGGCTGCGGCCAACACTCGCGACTTCAAACAGGGCCAATGGTCGAGCAAGTATTCTCTTACGAATGCTTTGCCTGAAGAGGCTCGTGTGCGGTTGCTCAATCATCTCGCCGGTGAGTTTGATTCGGGCGTGCGTTCTACGCCAGCGCCAGACCTCAAGGCGGCATACGATCAACTCCGCAATGAGTATCTTCCGGCGATCGTCAACGACTACAACACCGCAGGCTTCATGGTGCGCGACACCGCGGGGCTTCGGGCGCGTGGCTCTAATCCGACTTACTTCCCGCTGCATGCGATCGCGGATGAGGTTAAGACTATCCTCACCACGAAACAAGGATCGCCTGAGTGGGATAAACTCAAGGCCGACTTCATCAACTGGAACACTCAGCTGAAGCAGGCCGATGGTGCTTCTCTAGCCGAGGCGCAAAGATATGCAAACGAAAAGTTTGAAGAGAAGCTGAGTATCACTGCGAAGCCGCCGGGGATCGAAAGCGGCATTCCGTTCTCCGGTGCGCGTAAGCCTGAAGGTTATCCGTTGCCGCCGAGCTGGCGCAGTGACGACATCATCGACATTCTGAATAACTATACGCGTCGTTCGGCTACGGACTTTGCGTATCAGCAGCATGTCGAGAGTTCGCCTGTGGCGATGGCTGCGCTGGGCGCGAAGACGATGTTGAATAATCAGCCGATCCCGGCGAATATTCTTCAGAGCACTGCGCCTGTTATCAATGATCCGAGTGTGCAGTCTGTTCTGCGGGAATATCGCGGAACGCCGGCGCAGAAGACTGAGGGCTTGTTGCAGAGTGCCGGTCGTCTGACGAGTGCGGCCACGATCGGGACTGTCTCGAAAGTTGGCGACATCGGCACGTCGATGTTTAAGGGCTTGGCTTATCTGCCGGGCAGTGAGTACGCGGCGGGGCTTAGTCAGTTCGTCAACAAGATCGCCGACTGGGCTGCGCTCAAAGAACGCTCTTATACGTCGGGCTTAAATAAACGAGATGCCGCGGAGAACATGCGACAGGTCTTTGGTATCGCTGAGGATTCGACGGCATTCATGGATAAGGCGGCGCGGGTTCTGTCAAAGGTCACGTTCGTCAACGATCTTGAATCTGTGGCGCGTGTGATTGCGCAGGGCTGGGGTGAGACTGTGGTGGGGATCAATAAGAAGCTGGCGCTGGGCGGCGACAAGAACGCTCTGCAGATGTTGGACACGCTTAGTCCCGACTGGCGCACTCGTTCGGACGCTGACCTCGCGGCGCAAGTTGGTCGCTTGTTGCAGGGTTCTTATGATATGCGACAGCTTCCCGCCTCTGTGCTTGAAGGAGCGGCTGCGCCTTATCTCACATGGAGCAAGTGGAGTATTGGACAATATGATAGCTTTGTCAAATACGCCATACAGCCTGCGATGCAAGGCAACATGAAGCCTCTGATGGGTCAGATGCTTATCGGACTGCTGGGCGGCGGCGCTGTCTCTGCCGTGCAGGAATGGTTGAATAACCGCGAGGGCAAAGACATTACGTGGAAAGAACTTGAAGCGTGGATGCAGCAGAATCAAGGAGAGCTTGGATCTGACGGCGGACAGCTTCTGGCGCAGAAACTCTTGACGATGGCTCAGAAGATGGGCACGTTTGGCTTTGCTGGTGATCTTGTTAAGATGACGATTGACGCAGCCGCTGGCGGAACGGCGCAGGGCGTGGCAACGATGCCTGCGATGGATGCGATCTATGATACGACCAAGCGTGTGGCGGCTGCGATCAAAGCGCTAGATGACGGAGAAGACTTCGGTTTGGTGTTGAAAGCATTGGCGCAGGATTCTTTGACTAGCCATGTGCAGGCTGCTCGTGTGGCGCGGAATTGGTTGGATGAAGATGAGAACCTTCGTTATGATGATCGGCGGAGACAGAGGTTGTATGACAAGCTGATAGGTTTGCCGAGTAAGGGTGGGACATTTGCTGTGAGTTACAGCAATCTTAGCGAGAGGGAGTTCGAGCGCGGAAAAATTACGCCCGAGACCGGCGAAGAGGCATTGGCTTTGGTGACGAGGGCGCGAGAAGAAGCGACCACGCCAGAAGATTACGCGAGCCGGATTAGGAAGTATAAGACAAGTCAGAATCAGATCATGCCTTCGCTAGAGAGACAGCCTTTGAAAGCAGCGAGATATCTGAGCTGGCTGGAAGGAACAGAAGAAGGATTAGGAAGTGAGACGATGAGAAGATATATGACGAGAGAATATGAAAACAAATACCGGAAGAGTTTGATAGAAGGTTTGAGTGGATTGAGATAAATAACAAAACAAAAAACCCGCCCTGTGTTAAGCAGAGCGGGTTTTCTTTTTAGTAAGTATTTACTACAGTCTTCATTACTATCCCACCGCCACAGGCTGCATAGCCCGCGAGATCGTGCCAGTTCTCCATGTTTTTAGGATTGGCCATCAAGCGTGCGACTTTGAAAAGGCACATCATGATAGCGACGTCTACGGAGTTGAGATTCTGCGGAGGCGTATTGTTGAGGTAAGTCTCCCACAAGGTAGCGATCACACGGAAGTTATCCTCGGCGTCGCCGTGCGTTACATTGCGATCCTTACAGACGAAGGTCTCGACGACCTTAAGGAACTCAGCGCGGCGTTCGGCGTTGGTTTTTTCGCTGGGGATGTTCATTTGCGTCTTCGGATCTATAGGCACTTGAAACGCAGAGTTCATCATTGCTTGCCGCAATATATCTCCGGTATTATTACTTTGCAACATACTGTTCAATGTTATTTAGTTTAACTAACTTTATCCGATCCATCGTCACTAGATCATCTAGCACACGACGGAGTTCATCAGGCGTCTTGAGGGACTGATAGAACCTGACAAAGATTGATTTCTTCGTGGCGCCTTGCGTTGTCTTGATAAAGCGCCAGATGTCTTCTGTGAGCTTTGCACTCTCATTGCGGCCCATGCCGACGAATGGTATGTGCATATCCTTTTCGAGATTAGCGAGATGGGCTGTGGCCTTTTCTGCATCCTCTCTCGTGACGGTCATATCCAACGTCCGGGCGAAGTGTACGGCGAACAAGATCTTCTGATGATGAAGATTCTTGCGGCCATAGTATTCGTCCAGCATTGGATGTTTGTTTGTATGTACTAAATTTGGGTGAAGTTCAAAATGGTGGTGGATGTATTCCTTTGCTTCGTTGTTTAGAGCCAAAGGGCCATATAGTTTCGATAGTTCCCTAATGTAAGATTGCAAGCGAAGTTTAGCCGCCTTTTGTTCTTCGTTAAGCGGGGGAATAGAATAAAGATGGAAACGCTTTTCAACGCCGTAAACGATAATCGTTCGAGCCATAAAACCGTCCGAGAGAATATCTTGATTCTGAAGACTTTGGAACTTTCCGAGCGTTGTGTTGCCCAAGAGACTGATGCACATATTCGTGCAGAAGTCTGTGTCGCTATGCTTAAGTTTTCGGACGTACTTTCTTCCACCGTTATAAGCTTCGAGAAGAAAGTCTGAAAGTTGTTCGGCATTTTTCTTAAAGATTGAGGTTAGTTCGTCGAGGATGAATACGAGGGAGCTGTGATGGTAGGCCTTGCGTCTGTTTTCAGAATCGACATAGCGGTGCAAATAAGCCACCCGAGAAGTCTCTTGTGTGAATTGCTCAAAGGTTGTACTGTTCGGAGCGATATAGATAAGAGGCTGCCGGGCGCCTTTGCGCGTCGATTCGGCATCTTCACCGAGTAGCTCTGCGGCGAGATCATTCTCTGGAGTTTTGATCTCGGCTGGGATTTCAAGGAGTTCTTTCATCGGACTCGTAATGAGAGATTTACCCGCCGAAGCGGGTCCGATGAAAGCGATGTATTGATTCGGAAATACTGCGTGGAAGTCAAGGTCACCGAACCAGACGCGCCTTTGAAGGGCGGCGCCGATCATGAAATAGAAAGCAGCATCGACAAACGGCTGCGGGCTTTGTACGTCTTTTGTGTACAAACACCAGTCTTCATATAGGCTCATGCAAGTATGCGAGTCTTACAGAGTTCTTGCGGATTTGGAGTGTGGTGATTACGTCGAAACCTTCGAGCTTCTCAAGGTTCGGATCGAACTCGCTGGGAAGATGGGTCTCATGTACAATAACGACCGAGGGCGGCGGCAGGTTAGGCGGCCACTCTTTTAGTTTCTCCCGGATCGCGTTTGTGATCTGGGTTATTCGGTCATTCGTCTGACGCATAAAGCGGAGGGAGCTTTTCTTGGGCCGATTTTTAGGAGCCTTAAGCGAGATCTTTCATGCCTTGTGGATTCTCTTTTGAATACTTGCCCCAGTTCTTTCCAGCTTGGGCCTCAGACTTCATGGTGAAGTTTACACCATCTCGGCCGGTGAGTGAAATGGCGAGGCATTCTTGCATGTGCTTCGCTGTATCAGCGACAAGCCCATCCGGAACCAGCGCCAGAAAAGAGTCATGTTTATTGTTAATTGCCGGTAGCGTGTTTCTTGGCCGCTCTTTGTTAAATCGGTTAACAGCAATGTGTGTGATACATCCCACGGTGGACTGCGGAACCCATGAGATGCCCTCCCGGATGTAAGAGTCAGTGATAGTTCTCTCGAACCTACGCGGATATCCAAACAGATTCCGGAGTTCACGCTTAGTGCGAATGTTAAATTCAATTTCATCTTGCCATTCTATGATTTCTGGGAATAGGGTTGCGAAGAAGCCGAGAAAGACTTTGCATTCTTGGAGGGATAGAGTCAACGTGCCGTGACTTTGCTTAAGTGTTTGCAACTGAAAGGTCCGCTCACGCATTCTATAGGATGAAGCGTGGCAGACCATCTTGCCGATCTTGTATTCTTTGTCGGAGGATTTGATTGCTTTGTCGAGGGGTTTCCAATCGGGGTCTTGCTTGAGTTGCGTTGGGCTTAGGCTTTTCCAGTAAGAGGGACTTTTCCCCGCGAGAGGCCATATGTCTTGCATCTGCTCACAGAAGATGTGAAGCGCGATGAAGGTATGGGGTTTGATGCCGACGTTGAAGAGCTCTCTGTATTTGCCCGGTCGTGTAAGGTTAGCGACAATAAGAGCCTCGGCGCCGCTTTGGTCGCATTGTACGAATGTGTGGTTCGGAGGAGCTATATAAATATCAAGAGCTTCCTTGTCGGGATTCTGCAAGTTTGCTCCGTAGGTTCCGAGGAATTGTCCGCTTGCTAGGCGAAAGCTTCCTGTGCCCGCTACCTTCAAAGAGGTCAGACAGTGGATGTGTGGTTGGGGCATAGTCTTAAACGTCTTCGCGCCATCCTACGAACGACGCATTGAACGGGCGCCCATCGTCGGTGAGGTTGAGATATTTGATAGTGGCTTTGCGGCGGAAGTCATAGTTAGGTGCTATATACTCTTCACGCTCCTCGTCGGTGAATCCGGTGCCGACTTCGAATACTACGCCCTTTGATGTGATGAACTTAAGGGCGCCGAGTTTACCCTTGCACTTACCTTCGTCAGAGATCACGCGACCAATGCACAAGAACTCTGCGTCGAGAAAAGCTTTGCGCTTCTGGAGATTCATCGTCGAGCGTTCCTTCTCGCCCTGTGGCATATAGGAACCGAAGACGCTCTTGAGCATTTGGCCTTCGTAGCCTTGTTCGATGTAGGCTTTATAACAATCATCGAGTTCGATGCGGGTCTTGCAGATCTCCCACTGGATCATTTCCATTCCAACATAGTTAGTATCATCACGAAGAATTTTCTCAAGCAAGAGCATCCGAGTGAGCGCGTTGAACTTCGGTTCTACAATATCGAACGCGTGAAAGCGAACGAACTCTACGTTCACGCCGGGTTCGATGCGAGATACAGCCACTGAGGCATTGATCCTCTGCAGACTCATACCATGACAATACAACTCGCCGTCGAGTATGTAGTCCGTTGTGGGCGGAACGATGTGCGCAAGGACAGCATCATTCCACCTCTTGCCATCTCTCGAAAAGAATCCTTGGCCGGGAATATACATGCACCTCAGGCCGTTGAGCTTGGGCATCGAGACGACGTGGCCAAACTTCGAGGGATCATAAATCCCGGCGCGCATAAAGGATGCGGCGATTGTTGTGTCTTTCATAGTTAGTTAATCGAGAACTTCGTCTGTGTCATTTGCAAGAAGCTCTGTAGTAAGAACTTCTTTTGCATTATGTTTGCGAATTGATTCGTATAAATCTGCACAAGGCTTTGCCGTTTCAACAGCTGCGTCGATATACTCTATCAACGCTTCGAATTGTTTCTGTGTAAGTTTAGCCATAATCTTAATATTCCCAAATCCATTGCTGAAATCCTAACATACCTTTCAACTTAACCATGCGACGCATCTCGAAGATTACGTCGATGGCGACGTTCTTTGGATGCTTGAGTTTGATCTTATAGAGTGCATCCCCGGCCACGCTCGGTGCGCCTTTGTCGGTTGTCTTCTCGGGCTTATAGCGCATCTGCGTGTGCAGATAATTCACTACTTGATCCGGACTGCCGGGGTTGAGATCGAATCCGACGAGGATTTTGAGTATCCTACTCAACTGCTTGTACCTTTCTTCGCATCTGCGGACGATGTATTGCCGCTTGACGGGATCGAAGTGCATTCCGTGCAATGACATGAATGCATAGTCTGCGAGTGATTTACTAGCTTGATCGACTGAATCTTGAAGTCCGCTGTCGTGTCTGCAGACTTCAAGCTGACCGAGGTAAATCTCTCGGAGCACAATAACGTCTTTAATGTTGTAAGCGCGGAGCTGCTCAAATTGTGCTCGATTGCGAGGATCAAAGTTCCCTGCTTCATCTTTGTGAAAGGGTCTGTTGGAGTAGATCGTTGCTTGATGGGCGAGAGACTTCTCGGCCTCTGGAAAGATGCGATGCCCAGCGACCATCGTATCGTAGATGTCTGTGCCGAATGGGATCTTGTAGAAGGCGGCGAGGAAGCAGAGATCGAAGAGGGCGTTGTGTATGACGACCCGTCGGCGCTTCATCTCTCTTACTAATCGCGCAAAGAAAACCACACCGACATTAAGATTGCCGCCCCAATCGTACACAGGAACAGAATAAACAGGACTCTCTCCGCACGCAATGGCCAAGCAGGTGAGGGTGTTGGTCTTGGGGTGAGTCTCGATGTCGAAGAAGATTGGTCCGTCGTAGTTAAAGACTCTTGTTGCTTCATCGGCTCTTTGACAAGAGACGGTTTGGGGTTCAGGTTGAACTTTTTCGGGGTCATATGTTAGTAGTTTCTTGATGTCTTGTGCAAACCAAAAACTGTAGTTGGATCTTTTAGTGGGGCTTGTGCTCTTGCCGTCGTCTTTGTCGAGGATATCTTCATTGTCACCCTCGCCTTCAAGAGAATCTTCAACGGCCCAAGCATCCACACAATCTTGCGGCCAATAGGTTACGATGTATTGAGTCTTTGTGGGTGAGATATAGACGACGCCGCGAAAGGCGTCTAGGGTTTTTCCTTTAGCTGCTGGTAAATAATCCAAGCTTTTAGATCCCGCAAATATGATCTTGTTGATTCCACTTGGTTTGTTTGCGCCTTTGAAGAAGTCGTCGGCGAAGGTGACGAAGACTTGCTCTGGAGAATCAAGGTCAATGGCGTGAGCAGCAAGAACAGAACGAACGAAATCACCAGCAGGGCCAAGAAGTATTCCGTTGTTTTCTTTATCAAAGCGCGAGGGTCCATGCAGAACGAGTGCTATCATGTTGAGGGTTAATTAAAGAGAAAAGAAAAGGCAGACTATTTCCGGTCTGCCAGCGGTGCGATGGGGATATGTCTTGAGGAAAGAAACCTCTTAGAAAGTCTCGCAATCTTCCTAAGAGGCGCGTGTCTCTGTGATAGCAACCACTCTATCGCTGAGACTTAGAAGTTGTTAGCCAGCGGCGACGCAGCGCCCTTGACTTGAGAGAAGTCAAACTGGGTGTTGTAGCGCTTGACGATAGCCTCGCCGTTCTCGTCGCGCTTGGCGAACTTGAGATCCCTTGAATTAGAAGGATCATCCGTAACATACTCAGGCTGCGACTGAACGAGCATGTTGAAAGCCTGACCTTGCAGAGAAGCAAGGGCCTCGGCCACGTCCACGTCGGTATAGTCGTCGGGCAATCCGTCATACAGACCGATGGTCTGGAGAGAAGAAGCCAGCAGTTCAAGCGCGGAGTCAACTCCGTTCTTGTTCTCCAGCATGATGTACATGTTGCCCTTCGAGCCGAGCGTCTTATAGGTCACGCCAGCGGCCGCGGCAGTCTCGGGCGCAATGATCTCGCACTCACAGACAACCATCTTGAAACCCTTCGCGCTCTGGCGAGTCTCGGTCTTGTGGACCAGAACCTTATAGACGTTCGCGGGGATGAATCCGATCTTGACTTCAGTACCTTTTTTCATTTTTTGTTTTGTTTTTTGTTTTGTTTACTAGCACCGACAAATGGGAGGGAGCTTTTATTGGGCCACGTTTGATAGATTATTCTTTGCGGCCGATATGATTTGATTTATACCGTACCTTAATTCAAATGCGTTAAGGAACTCAGGAACATTATCAACAAGACCATCATAGTTTGTGAGGTCTAGTTGATTGACGTATGCTTTAACTTCACCCGTTTGTGGGTTACGCTTGATTGTAATGCACAGTCTAATGTCGACGCGTTCTTGTTCTACAAAAGGTGTGTTAGTCGCAACGGGCGGAGTAGTTTCAATGCTCATAGTATTAGGGTTTAGAGAGTTCAGCAGCGATCTTATTCAAAGCCTTCACAACACAATTCTCCATGGGATTAGGCAAGCCCCAGAAGATCGGAGTCTTCGCGGTCGTGACGCCATCGGTCTGCGTGGCGAAGAAGTATTGGATCGTGTCAGATCCCTTTTCTTTCTTCGCATAGACAGACCACACAGCGAGACACTCAGACTCGATTCCTTTGTTTGCCCACTCTTTACCTTGGACATACAAGCGGCGTCGAGTAGTCATGCTGCCGTCAAGACCCTGAATCGGGACGATCTCTTCGAGACCGGTGATGATGACAGTCTTGTCGAGAGACTTGAGGTTAGTGCACAAAGTCTGGATGCCATCGTTGTAGTTTTTCCAGATGTCGAAACCTTTGTAGATTTGTTCACACTTAACTTGCAACTGATCAATGGCGGCGGTGATTGAGTCGATCACGACGAGATCTTTCGTCGTGTCTTTCTTAACCTTATTCAATTCAACAGTCAGCTTATCATAGCTGTCGATCGGCACAACGAGCTTCTCGTCGCGCACACGAAACGGCATACCCTTTCGCTCGGCGTCGAAGATAACGGTGCGCGCGGGATCGACGTTGCGGAAGGACGTAGACTTGCCTGAGCCACTCGGGCCAACGAGTGCGATGAGGGTCTTTGGCCATTGAGGTTTTTGTGGGATTGTTTCCATATGTTTTATTTTTTACCAAGTCAGAGGTTCATACTTAGTTATTGAGCACTCCGACAAAAAGAGTTCAAGCTGCACAGCGTTCTGCGCAAAGCAGATTCGCTTGAATGGGCAGCTCGGACAGGCATTGCACGCTTTGCCACTAGGCGGAGGGAGCTTATCGTGGGCCATTGCTTCGTTGATATCTTGAGAGAAAGTCTCGATGCGATCTTTGACTTCCGAATCAAACTCCCAGAGCTGTTCCTCCGTAAAGCTCCAATCAGGACCGATGCGCCATGCCGGTGAAGGGAGAGAGATCTGGACGATCAACGTACGAATCACCATGCGACGATACCATGCAGAGTTTGCATAGTTGATGTCGTCTTTGAAGATCTCATATGCAAACTTTTGAAAGATGTAATAGTAATAAGAGAATTGCGTGTCGCCTTCGTAGCCCGCGACGGCATCTTTGAATGCGTACTTGCGCGTGGTCTTATAGTCTGTGATCTGAATGATTCCGGCGGGCGTCACGGAGAGAACGTCAACGGTGCCGACATAAGCAAAGCCCGGGCGATCGACGACGGGAATGTTGAAGTGAAACTCAGCGCCTTTGTTATTGCCGAATTTGAGGGGCTGCGGTAAGGACGACAGAGGCGCCGCAGTCAAAGCCTTGCGAATCTGGTCTTGATCCTTGGTGGGAAGATTCTTCTCCTTCGCTTCTTTGAACGCCTCCATACAGGCTTCTTGCCACTTCTCTCCACTGCGGTCAAAGGCTACGTTCTCGGCGAACTTGTGGATAATTTTACCCACCGTCAAGGCAGTAATATCTTCGGCGGGTTTAAGACCTAAGAAGACTGTAAAGAACCAGCGCCTCGGACAGGCGGAGATCTTTAATCCAGAAGCGTTGATGGGGATCACGGCGGGAATGCCTTCGTGCGGCAAGTCTTTATATGTTATTTTCATTTGTTATTTAAGGAAAGGAAAGAGAAAAGAAAGAGCTACCCAGCGCGCCGTCCCAGGGGAAACCGTTAAAACCCTGCCGCAAGAACAGCTTGCAGTACGCGCTGAGTAGCTCAAAAATTATTTCTTCAGTTTGAAGTTCTGAGTTTGATTGATTATGGCTTGCACGTCTATGCCTTTTAGGAGAGGATCGTTTAGGAGGGAAGCTAGATCGGTGCCTGTTGGGCGCGTGTGCGGGAAGTGTTTGAGAAGAAACTTCTCAAGCTCTTTGTCTGTCATATCTTCGACGGGTTTTGGGAGGCCTAGGAGAAGGTCGAGTTCGTTGAGGGATTGATTGCTCATGGTATTGTGATAGAACAAAGCTTGCGTGGGAAACCGACGAGTGCTGCTTGTGCATCTCGTTCTGCTTGCTCAGGGCTAGTGGCTAATCCAAGACTCGCCCAATCTCCACAGCCATCTTGTCTTTGTTTATAGACATAGAAGTAATATGTCTTAGGTTCTGGTGGATCTGGAAGAACGCAGCCAAGTATAATTTTCATAGAACAACACAGCACAATTTTCTGCGCACGATAGCTTTGTCGGTGGTGTTCTCTGAGGCTTTCTCTGGCGTGTCGTATAGCATAGTCGAGAACCAAGAGCCATTGAGTCTATACTGATAGGCGTAGAAGTAATACTCTCTTGGCTTCGCGATATCTACTTCAGTGGCGATGGCGTCTGTGATTGTTTCTTTCATGTTGTTATTGGCTATTTCTGTAGTCGCTGTAAAGGTTATAGAATCTTTCGCACTTTGCCTTGGCTGATTTGCTGAGTCTGTTGAAGTCATAGTCCCGCCGAGAGAAAGCAGCAAGGCCGAGATTCCAGGCCGCGTATACATCTCTTGGATCTGGCTCCCTCTTTCGCTGAGCAAGGCAGAGTCTGAGTTCGAGCCAGCATAGATGCGCTTTAGCACAGCGCCGCGCCTCGGCTGGAATATGTCTTTGATCCTTCTCAGAAGGGAAGTGTTGCTTCCAGACTGATCGTTTGAGTTGGTATCGGGAGAGTTCACCGTGCTTGCCTTTCGCTTTGTCGTTGTCGTTGGATTCGATTGTGGATAGTGCCCTAAGCTTCGCATTGAAGTCTTGCTGAAGGGCGATGAGTGTTGTTTCTGCTGTAAGGAATGAGAGCATGAGAAGTGTAGCATTCATGACGGCCAGAAGTATGGTAGGTTTGGTGGGATATTAGGAAAGATAGGCCCATAATAGTCAGCCTTCTTCCTTATGAGGTTGCTTTGGTGGGTCTTATGTAGATAAGAGCCGAGCCAATGTGGTTGGATGATGTATGGATATGTTAGGATCTCTCGCTCGAAATGTGGCAAGAGATTATCTTCATAGCCACGGCGCCGTGCTTCTTGGCAGATTTTGATAGAGTATAAACAGAGCCATGCGGCGTAGGGTTTAACCATCTTGACTGCGGGATGACTTTGCCAGCCCTGTGATTTACCTTGTAGGGTGTTGAGAATTTGCAGAGACTCGACACGTTGTTTCATCAGGCGCTGGGTGTCGAGGACTTTGGCGGTCTGTTCGATGTCTGGATATGGGAGGAAGATTTGCATTTTATTTGGTCTTAAGATAAATCCATAATGTAGTTATAGTAAGTTTAATGTACGATAAAGCAGCACCAAAGAATCCATGCAGTTGTAATCCGATTAGCAATACAAGCATATCAAAGAATGCTGCGTCTGCTATAATTCCAAAGGCCAGAAGTTCTGGATTACATACAATAAATATAGCAGCAATAACTGCGATGATTCGAATAACTTTACTAAGTTTCTTTGGAACTTTATTCGATTCGTCATTCATTATTCAAGACCCTTCAACATCTCCTCGCTCATCTTCATCACGATAAGTTCGGTGGGCGTTGTCTCGATGATGATGGTGTTGTCTTGCATGGCGAGCTGCCGGGCGAACTTCTCTGCACTTGAGGTGTAGTTCTGCCAGCTCGCCTGACTTCCAACCTCGCCGCTGTTCATGAACTCTACGATCTCTTCGCGGAAGACATCTTCGTTGAAGGTCGTGGGATCTTCGTCTGTGCCGCCGAGCAGAGGAGTCATTGCGTCGAGGATATTATCGACGGGTTCGACAAGCTCGATGATGAGGTTGACTTTGCGCACAGAGATCTGGACTTTCTCGGCAAGCTCTGAGACGAGCGGCATGTCGTCGGGGTCGATCTGACCTTTGAGGACTTCGATACCTTTGTCTACGATGAATGCTTTGCCTTGAGATAGACGGGCGCGGACAGTCTGAGGTTGTTGGCGTAGCGTGAGAGTGTTGATCGTGGCTTTTTTGCTGGGGATTTTGCTGAGCTTGATGACCATCTGCGCGAACTGCAGCGCATGCTTGATGTCATAGTAAGGCCAGCCTTGCTTGCGCTCGGTTTTGTTTAGGAGATTCTCTGCTTGTTTGAGAAGCTCTGTTGGGTCTTGAGGTGGTTGTGGATTTGTGGGGTTGAATATGTTCATTTTGTTTTGTTGTTAAAGTTCACAGCTTGACCTCCTTGGCTTCGTGCCATTCGCGGATGGATTGAGGATCAGTACACCACCACTCCATTATATCCCCCGCCTCCTCCAGCCGCTTGATGCGCTGCTTGAGTCGCCCATTCTCTTCCTCAAGCTCGGAGATGTGCTGCTCCTGCAAGCGCAGGTGTTCATCTCCAACATGGATTTGTCTCTTGTAGCACTCTTTCGTTCTCCAGAGTACGTCATTGAATCGCACTCCACAGGACCAAGTGGTGTCTTTTAAAACTGGATCAACTCCAGAATGACAATGTGGGCAAAAGCTCACGGCTTGGCCTCCTTGATAAGTTTCCTGACAGCAGCCTCAAACCGTCGCTCCAATTCGTGGCTCCAATTCCTACGACCTTTGAGCAAGTCTGAAAGATAGGACGCAGACATCCCCATTTGCTTTGCTGCTCTCCGGATCGAGATGCCGTGGTCTTCGAGGTCGTTCAACGCACGGCCTCCAGTGGCGCGATGGTTGATGACAATCACGCGCTCTTCATATGAATGGACCAAGAAAACGTAGTCCTTCACTGCTTCACCTCCCTCGCTTTGATCATCGCGTCGGCCATCTGATAAGCAGCAGTAGCCACCGCATGATTTGCGGATTCGTGTCCGGTGTCTCCAAAGTAGCCGCTATCGTATGCGTTCCACGCTACTGGCAACGCCGCCGCTGCGAAGTAGTCGCGGAGCGTGACGCTTTCAGGAATCTTCTCTCCGTACCAATGGATGTCGTCAGTTTGTTTGCTCATTTCGCCTCCTCCACCACCCCACACGGGAGCCACGTTTTACCGCCGTCGGTGCTGTGTTCGTATGACTTTAGCCAGTCTTCCCTCACGCCATGGTTTGCCGTTCTGTCAATCAGCATACGATAGTCTGTGTTTGCTTTGCTTCTGATTTGACCACCAACAGGCACCTCATCCGCAGTCCACGGGCGGAGCTTTGCGGTGGGTTTGATGCGGTATTCGTAGCTGTCAAAGTCCCACCACGGCGCGTCTGTATCGCACCAATCTGGCTTCAATCCGCTTCTTGAATCGCACTTCTTTATGCGATGCTGCACTTCCTTCCCATCAGCCCATGCCAGCATTATGGCGGCTGCTTCTCTTGCTTGTTCTTTATTCATTTCGTTAATCTTTCTTTTCTACAATAAAATCAAAGTTTGTTTGCCAACTGTCGTTTAGTCTGTTGTATGTTTCCTTTCCGATCTTCCACGTGCGCGGGTCGCGTTT